ATTTAGTAACCCCGACCACATAACAGAGCCATCTCAGTCTGATTTTCGGCCATTTTTAAGTGATTGCAGTAGCATTGGATGAAACATGGACCCAATGATTGAAGAAGAAATCCGCGCGAGAGAGGGAAAACTCGGTGAAAAATTCGATGATGAAGTCATCGATGACGTGATTGCAGAAGTTGAAAATCTAAACAGCCCCGAGAGCGACGTTACTGCCAATATTCTGAGAACGCTTTCTGGCCGCGATTAGAGGGGCACTTAAAACCCTCCTTTGGACCTCCCACCCTATATAAACCGTTGTCCATTCATAGTAGTGAGGAGTTTGTCTCGATAAGGCGGTGATGTAGTCTGACAGCATCCCCGCACCGCCACCGCTCTTATCGAGAAGGAATTTGCGATTATAAAATCAGGAATGGCTAAGAGAGAGATTACAGGCGCGTCTCCGTCCGAGCTTGAAGAGCTGAAGGAGAAATATTTTGAGACGCCCCTCTACGAAAACCATGCCATTCCCTTTGACGTTGCGTATTGTTTGCAAAAAATTGCGTTCCAACCGGACCACTACGACGGGCCGCAACGATACTGTAAGCGCCGAGCTGGAAAGAAAGACCCCGAAGAGTATGAAGGGGAAAGCACCGATAAGGCCGCCTTTGCTATCCGATGTGTAAATCACGGCAAAAATCTTGAAAAACCAGAAAACAAAGACGAAAGTTGTTTAGAGCCATACACGGCGGCAATAAAACACGGCGCACACGCTGAAGACGAAAATCTAATTATGGATTTCACTGAAGACGAGCAGAATCTTTATGATTCTATCATGGAGGATTGGCCCGAGATTTATGACTGGCCGCCGCAGTCTGAAGACCCCGCTCGGTACCGAATCCTGCGTCGGGTAGCGGTCAACGAGGTTCGCGCGCAGCGTGAGGAGGATTACCTCGATAACCACGAAGTTCACGAGGAGGCCGTCTACGACGAGAACGGGGTTCAGGTCGGCTCGAAGGATGCGGAAAATCCGCTTGCGCGAGAGTATCGGCTGTTAATGTCTGAGGTCACGAACCAGATGAAGGAGCTTGGCCTGACGCCGAAGGAGCGTCAGAAAATGGACACTTTGGAGTCTGAAAAGGGCGCGAACGAGGCAATTACCGAGATTGCTTCGGACGCGCTCGATGGGGATGCGGAATATGACCCCGACCAATTTAGTGATGAGCAGTCGTGACAAATTAGTAACCGCTCCGTTTTCGGCAGGGTATGAACTGGTGCGGAATGTCGAAATTCTGACACATTCGGAGCCGGACACGGTTATCGATGAAGACCTTTTTGCGGCGCTTGCCGAGCGTTTCGGCACCCCTGTGGTGGGGTTTGTTGGTGGTCTTCATTATTACCTGAAACCGACGCGGTGTATTCCCGCAAATACGGTTGCGGTCCCCGATGCAAGCCACGACGAGCCGGATGCGTTTCTGATTCGACAATGACTGACTCGACTGACCATCATCACCACCTTATCGAGGAGGAACAAGCGAAGGACCCCCGCTATAACGTGACCGAAGACGGGAAACTTGTTCCGAATAGTTCCGAAAATCGGGAAATTGAGATGGATTTTGACGAAAATTAACCCCGATTAGCCGTCTTAGGCGTTAATTTAGGCCAAAAACGACGTTTTAATACCAATTCAACAATAATTTAATGTCTAACTTCAAAGAAACAGATGTTTACGAAGGAAACGTGGATGGCGGTGAAACATTTACGCTCTCCTTAGATACACAGCGTACCGATGAAATCGTTATTCTAATTGATGATGGTTCTAAGGATAGAGTTCCGCCCGAATATACGCTGACTGAGCGCGTATATTCTCATCATTTTGATAGTATGATGTATCTGCGTGAATTTACCACAGAAACGTCTCGGTCTTGGCAAATGTCGGCCTCGAATAAGAAACACGAATTTACATTCGAGAATACGGATTTACAAGCTGGAGACTTCCGTGTTTACGCTTATACCTTCTAATGGTTAGCCCAAAAGAAGGCGTTAGGCGAGAGGGGGAATGGCAGTTGACGGAAACGCTGGACGCTGGTGGCAATGGTTTGACAAACGTCGGGGCGGTCAATACAGACGCCCTCGGTATCGACGGCTTCGAGACGGTCGAGAAAGACGGCGAAATCGACGTCGGAGGAGAGCAACACGGCCCCAGCAACAAAGTCACATACAACATTAGCGACACTGGGAGAGACGCCTACATCCTCGTTTGGGAGTCGTTTGGCTTCCAGTCGGGCGGCAGTTTCGGCCTTCGGTTGCGGATTAACGGATATGGCTCTGCCACGGGACAGGACGACTACCTATACACGTTGCAAAACGGCACAAGTACAACATCTGATACGAGTTTTTTGATGGGCAATTCGGGGACGACTGTCCCGATGACAGCGGCGCATATCCTTGAGTACTTCCCCGGCAACACGGACAACAATTCCCGGCGAAACGAGTGGGTGCTTGGGCATGTGCGAGGGAGCATAGGCTGGGAAAACGGGACACTGGCATCGGGCGGGCTTTTTGATGCAGAGGACTTTGGCCCGCCGACGAGTTTCGAGTTTTGGGAGGAGCAAACTCGGACGTTTACTGACAACGCGAAACTGAAGGTCCTGGGGGTGACCTATCTATGACGTGGTACCGCGAAGAAGACCCAGATAGCGGCGTTCTCAGACTGCGCTACGAGGACGACCAGGGGCAGGTAAAAGGCCCGTTCACAGTTGAGTGGCCCGATGCGCCGACCAAACGGTTCGCGCCTGACGGCCAACTGATAGACCCCGACTGGCAGGCGGTCGCGATGTCGGAAGCAAAACGCGAGGCGACAAACGGAAACGGCGAACGAGCCATCGAAATGTTGGCTGACGTGATTGCGGGTAACGTGGAGACCGGACAGCCGTGACTGGTCAGTTTTAACTGAACCCGAGCGTTACAGTCTGAAGTGACGAGACTTGAATATACGCCGACAAAGACGCGCTGACAGAGTTAAACTAAATTTACAATGGCAGTTAACGATACTACTATTCAGGGAGAAGCTGGCGTAGCGGATACTAATGAAGTTATTCTCGACGGTTCTGCCTCTCAAACTGGTTCGTGGGTTGTCGAGGAGATGGGCGGCACCGAGGCTGCATCTCTCTACCGCGATATAGACGTTGATGGTGACGGAACTTACGAAATTTCGGTACAGATAGATTCCTTTGCCGATAACTGGCATTCGCAGGGCAACACCCTTTCTGTTTCGACCGACGACCGCTCTCGTCTGCGTATTGTCAACAATTCTGGTAATCAAGCTGACTATTATGGCCAAGGCTACGAGGTGGATTCGTAATGAGCCTTAATCCGGGGGGAGCCAGACGAGAAGGGGAGCAGCAGTTGACGGAAACGCTGGACGCTGATGGCAACGATGTGACAAACGTGGGAGCGCTCGGTACAGACGATATAGACATCGCCGGGAGCGACCTCATCGCTCAGGGGGATTTCCTCGGGGTGGGTCCCTACGAAGCTTTGCCGTCTCAGCAGTCAACAACGTCAACCAGTTACGTTAACGCAAACGAAAAGACCGACGTTGTATGGGATTCTATTTTCCCGAGCGGGGCAACAACCGCGTACAGGGGTTTTGTTTCTATATCGGGTTCAAGTAGCGCCGGTAGCGTTCGGTATCATAACAGGTCGGACGGTGAAACAGTTTTTGAAAAAACCAGCTTCATCGGGACAGAAGAAAAAACCGGCACCTACGCGCCTCATACCACGGCATCTCGCGTTACTATCCAGTACCAGTTTCGAACAGACGACAGCGATAGTGCCACTGACCTGACTCGTGCGAATACCGTCCTGTTAGGGGTTGAAGTCTAATGCCGTGGATATATCGCCTTAGGCTAACAGAATACGTGTCCGCTGGCCGACTACGAGACGATTGGGAAACCACAACCCCTGGGTCCGACTCAATACAACACCCGAACGGGGGCGTGCAAGTATCAGGAAGTAGTGCGGTTATCGTTTCGGAGCGGAAAGACCCTGTGTACCAGGACATAGCTACGCTTCCCTACGTCCGCTCAGTAACGGAGGACCGCAAAATCGGGTCCGACAAGGTGTACCATCTAAACGGTGATGAAGCGCGTGACCCACACGCATCCGACCCACTCTGAGCGCAACTGACCGCTCCGGCGCTCTAGAACTCGGGTAGTCTGACACATCAGATGACCAGTTACAACGCCCCCCGACGCCGGCTGCTCGGCCACTCAGTAACCGTTGCCTCAATAGTAGAGGAAGATAATGCGTAGAGTGCGGTGCCGTCTTCTGTATTTCTATCCACCTTATCGGTGCAGGCTACGCTGAGAAGGAATTGAGATAACTGACAACTTTACATAATTTACTATGGTTGAAGACAACACAATAACGTTCGAATTGGATTATAGTGACGGCTTCCGAGAGGGGTTCATTCAAGGATACATGGCCGCCCATTTCTGTGACGATGGCGATGGACATAACGGGCCTGCTCCGTGTGAGCATCCCGAGTGTCCTCGGAAGTAGTTATGGGGGACCACCCCGATAAGTCGGTTTCGTCTTCGGTTTCTTGTTCGGGAGAAATAGAACGGGAACCACAAAGCACGGTTGCTGTCGTGGTTACGAATCAAGAAGGCGAGCCGTGTGGTGTACTCGAAAAGTGGAGTAGCGATGCGTGGATTTATGCGGATGAGGATGCGGTAATGCGTCTCAACTAATCTTCGCTCTAAGCTGTGTATGGAAGAATTGGCAAACACCGTCGCTGATGAAGAGTTTGGCCTCGATAAGGCAGAAGACCTGCTCGAACGGTGGGAGAACCGTCCCGACCTCGTTATCGAGGATGTATTCAGAGTTCGTGACCTCTTCTCGAAAGAGATTGTAGACCTCGAACTTACAACATATCAGAAACAATTTGTTCATGCCGTTTGGTACGGCGATGCCTCGACCGTCTCGGTTTTGAAGGGTAGGCGCACGGGATATAGTTTCATCGCTTGCCTAACGATTCTACTGAAGGCGAAGGTTCTTCCACACAGTTTCCATGCTATTACGGGACCGTCAAAGTCCCAGGCCAAGGACCGTATCGAAGACATCTACGACATTATCGATTGGGCGAAAATTGATTTCGACCTTGAGGTAGACAACAGAGACGAAATAGAACTCTCGAACGGGGCCACGATTATGGCTTTCGCCGGGAACCCCGACACTTCACGTGGGGCTGACAGTGCCGACATTCTCTTCATTGACGAGATGGCGTTCCTCGAAGATGAAAAAGAGTCAATGCGGGCTTTCAGTCCCTTCGTTGCGCTCGGAGATTCGAACACAATTCAGATTTCGACTCCGAATACCTCGAATGACCTTTTCATGCAAGACGTGGAGCGGGGTTCTCCGGGTGGACAGAACGGAATTATCTCTATCAGACAGCCTTCTTTCAGGAACGCCGAAGAGCTTGACGTAGAGAAGAGCCTGCTGGAGCAGGGCGCGGAGCCGGTCAATCCGTACCAGAGCGTCAAAGAGGCTGAAAAGGACCGACAGCGCGACCCTCAAGGGTTTAAGCAAGAGTACCTCTGTAAGACCGTTTCGGACCGTTATCGGTTCTTCACCAAGGCAGGAATCGACAGAGCGTGCAAAAGGGGCGCTCGTGACGACCACATCCATCATCCGGCTACTCACGCCCGCAACGGCGGGACGATGATTATGGGTGTGGACGTTGCCGCAGGCGGGAAAGACGATACCGCCATTAGTGTTTTTGAACACGACGGTCCCGAACGACTGCTTCGGTTCCACACCAAACTGGACGAGCAGGATTTGCGGGCGTTAGGCATCCAAGGTGAGCCGAAGAACCCCTCGGATATGGCGGCCTACGTGAACGCTCTCGCTAACAATATGGGCGTCGATAAGGTCTATCTCGACAAGACCGGCGTAGGTGAAGGATTCAACAACGAGGTCAACAAGGTCCTCGGACGCCGCGTTGAGGGCTTTGACTTCGATGATAAAGAAGCCATAGCGGAGATGATGGGCGATTTCAATTATGCCCTTCACAACGACCTCGTTACTCTGGTTCCCGGTGAAGACGAAATTATTGCCAAGCAGTTGAAAGCAATAGTCAAGAAGAAGAACCACCGAACCTCGAAGCCAAAATTTTCGGGGAAGGAAAACGCCCCGAACGGCAAGGACGACCTTGCGATGGCGATTGTGTTGGGTGCGTATCCTCCAAACTTCGATGCAGAGCGACACACCGAGCTTGAAACTCGGAAGAATGTTAGCGATAAGGGCGGCGAGGCTTCAGGCGGTCGCTCTGACAACGATGGCTTCCGCCAGATGATACAGACCAATAGGCAGGGCCGCTCTGCGAGCGGTGGTCAAGCCCAAATACAGAGCGCCTTTGAAAGTCCCGAGACGCAGAGAAACAGACAATACGAGAGACGACATCCCCGATAATGAGCAGTAACACACAGAACTTCGTCGCACCTGACCCTGACTCCACTGAAAATGCAGATTTCTATACCGATTCGAAGAAGGGAGTCATCCGTAGCGACACCGGAGGGTCGAGTTCTGTTGGCGGCGACCGTGCCGCTGACGCTCCTTCAGAGACGATAGAGGAGCATCGGGATATTGCCTACACGGACCCCCACGTCAACGAGAGCATTATGACTCTCATTGATTGGGTTGTTGGGGATGGATACAACATCTCTCCGCGGACCTTCGAGAATCCGATGGAAGCTGGAGTCGGAGGCGGTGGCTCCGATAACGGCGGTTCCTCCATTCAAAGTCTTCGGCGTTTGCTGAAGAACTCGAAGTTCTGGCCCGTCTTTGTGGACTGGGTTCGCTACGCGGCTATTGACGGTCACTCCTTCATGGAACTGGTCGTTGAAGACGAACAGTTCAAACCGAAGCTCCTTCCGACAAAGAAGATGAAGCGGAAGGAAGACAAATACGGAGACATCGAGTTTTATAAGCTCGAAACGCCGCAGGGGGGCGGCGAAGACGATACAAAGTACGACCCCCACGAAGTCGCGGAGCTACATTTCAAGAAGCATCCCAAGGACGATTTCGGGCGCTCGCTTATCGAGCCAATTGCGGAGCAGGCAGATATGCTCCGTGATATGGAAATCGACTATTCGCGCTTTATCGCCACGAAGGCGTATCCACCGATTCTCTGGAAGCTCGGTGACGAGGAGAACCAATGGACCGAGGACCAAGTTAGTTCGTGGATGGACAACGTGGAGGGCATCGAGCCTGACACGATGCTTGCGGCCCCACACGACGTGGATACAGAGATTGTGGGCGTAACCTCCACGTCGAGTAGCGCGGGAGCGATGCGGCTCGAAGAGACGTTTAAGCACTTTGAAAATCGTGTGGTTACTGGCCTCGGTGTCCCCCGCGTTTTGATGAATATGGACATCGGCGGCCAGGGAGAGACGACCGCGACGATGCCGTCGTTCAAGCGCCGCGTCTCTCGGCTTCAGAATCGCGTGAAGTCTGCGGTCGAGCATCAAATTCTGAAGAGCCTTCTCAACGAGAGCGCGAACCTCGAAGAGTTTGACGGCACCGTTCCCGAGTTCCAATTCGGTGAGCATAGCTCTGCTGAGAAGCGACTCGAAATTGACAAACTACTGAATCTGTTCAACAACGGTCTGCTGACGCCGGAGGCCTTTGCTGAACGGGCTGGAATCGACCCGAACGAAATACCTCAGATATGGGCTGAAGAGGACCATTTGGCTGTTCTACAGTCACTTTCGCAACTTGGCGATGACATCCAAAACCCCAACGGCGGCAGTCCGACCGATACCGAGGGCGGGTCAGAATCGGCAGGTGGCGAAGTAACGTCACGGCAGGACCCCCGCACTGACTCGTCTTCTGGCAGAAACAAAAAGGCGGTAACGGAGGACGAGTGATGATTTATGGACGAACCTGACCCTGACGAACAAACCCTCTCCAACGACGAATTACGGTTTCTTGGAGAGATGGACGAACGAACAAAAAGAATAGACGAGAAAGTCGATAGACTGGTTGATACGGCTAACGCTAATCAGCAGCGGATAGAGGAGAATAGCCGAAAAATCAAGCGCAATACCACAGTTTTAGGTGGTTATTCTGCCGCTGTTGCCGGGCTGATGGTTTGGGGCGCAGACAAAATTGCGAGATTTCTATGAGCAACGAGCTAAATATTACCGAACAACTCACCTTCAGCGCGTCTACTGCTGACGGTGATTTAGACTTTACCCACGACGAATTTGAAGAGCGGGTCGGCACCGGGTTTAGTGAACACGGCGTTCGCGAGAACTACAACGACAGCGGCGACCTCGAAAGCGTCGATGTTATTTATGAGGCGATGGAACCCGGTCCGCCTGAGCGCCGCAATGGAGTCCGGATTACCGAGGACTTCCTCGATAAGGTGGCGGGGAAAGACTACTCGAACCGCCCGCCGCATCTGAAGGACCACAACAGCAACGACACCTTTTCGCGGATTGGAGAGGTGCGCGAGACGTGGTTCTCGGAGCGGCTTGGAAAGCTGATGTTGATGGTTCGGACTCCGAATATCGAAGGGTCGAGCAACCATCAGGAAGCCATTGCGAGGTACACCCACGACCCGCCTGCTATTCGGGATGGCTCGCTCGGCTTCGGCCAGAACTACAAGGCCGTCAGGAACGACGACGGCGAGCCTGAGATGCGCGACGGCAAGTTCCGCGAGTTCTCTACGGTGAACTTCCCCGGTGGATACGATGACGGCGGCGTCAACACCGCCTTCGCTCAAGCCCTCGAAGAAGTCGGCTCCGACTTCGAGAGCCAGAGTTACAAGTTCTCTACTGGAGATTGGGTTCAGCGTAGCTGGTCCGGCGGAAACGTCTACGGAAAGGTGCGGAGCCGCACCAAGGACTCCATCACCGTTGACGGGAACACTATCAGCGGTTCTGACGGTGAGCCGGTCTATAAGCTTGAGGAATTTGATGACGGCTTCACGGGCCAAATGATTGCCGCCTCGCAGTCCAGTCTGAGTTCGTGGAACGGACCGCAGGACAACATGAGCGAGTCCGACGCCCACCTCGAAATGACCTTTGAGAGTGACGATGACGAGCTTGACGAGGTGTATTCTGACTGGGAGAACTCAGTCAATATGACTGCTTCGGAGCTGAAGCGATGGGGCGACCATCCGTGTGCGAACGAAGCGTCACAAAATCCGAGCGATGTTCGGAAGCGCAATCTGGACCTGCTTCAGACGAGCAAGTCTGAGTGGGGTTCGGATGAAATCGAAGACGCAAAGCGCACTATCAGCTTCATCGAGCGGATGAACAGTGACAAAAACAAGCCCGAGTCTCCGAAGGAAGGCGGAAAGGGGACGTGTCCTTCGAAGTGGGCTATTAGCCTACTAAACTGGGCGAGGAATCCCTTTAGCAGTTTACCGGATGGCGACCCGAACCCCGAGGAGAGCGCAGCACACGTTTCGGTTATCGAGTTTAGTCCCGAGTTCGATGACCCGGCGGACGACACCGATAAGTCCGGCGAGAACTCGGCGGCGGAATTTTCGGTAGAGAAGACAACTTTCAACTTTTAACAATGGATTTTGACATTACCAAGGTTACTATCGATGGAAGCGTCAGCGACCTTTCCGAGGAACAGCTTCGGAAGCTCGTTGACGAGTTCCAAGAAGCACAAGAGTCCAACGTTGCCGAGTTCGAACGGCTGGCTGAGGAATACGATGACGTTGACGAGACTGTCATCGAAGACTTCGAGGATGCCCGCACCGCCCTTATCGGTGAGATTACTGAGGCTGAAACCTTCGATGAGGTTCCCCTGAGCGAGGATGCTCTGGAGGACGCGAAGTTCTCGGAGCTTCAGGAGTGGCGCGACTTCGTTTCCGAGGACTCCGAGGAGGCCGAGGACGGCTCCGAGGCCGACGAGGAGGGTGAGGGTACCTTTGACGACTTCGGTAAGCGTTCGCCCAAGGATAACGGCGACGAGACCGAGGACTTCGTTGAGGATGCGCTCGGTGACGTGCAGGGCCTCAACCTCTAAACTTTTAAACAAAAATGACTGATTTCAACATTGCGACTGGCGAGGAGATGCCGCTCAACCGTACCGGCTTCGAGAACGTTCAGCTCACCGGCGAGCATCAGGGCGTTCCTGTCGGCGTTGACACCTCCGGTAGCGAGCCGAAGCTGGTGAAGGCCGACGCCGCCGCTGACGCGAACGAGGCTGGCGATGGTCCGGTTCACGCGGTCGGCGTCATGTTCAACCGTGAGGTTCTGCCTGACGGTCAGTATGGCGGCGTCAACACGCCCCATCCGTGGGACGACGTGGAGGCACAGATTTACGAGGAGAACCGCACCAAGGCTGGCGACCGCTGTACCGTCATCCGTTCCGGCATCGAGCTTGTGAACGACGACGGCGACACGGACTTCGAGGCTGGCGAGCCTGTCTATCTTGACGTTGGTGGCGGCTTCACTCAGACCCCACCTTCGGGGTCCGGCGAGGCGGTTCAGGTTCTCGGTCTGGCTACCAGCGAGATTGCGAACGCGCTGGACCCGAACAACTCCGAGAAGGACCGCCTCTTCCTTGAGGTGGACGCTGACTACGAGGTTCTGGCCTAAAAGACTCGTAGCTACTTACTTTAACTCTTTAATTTACAATGGCACGACGACACGAGCTTCACACGGCTGACGGCAAGAGCATCGAGGACCTGCTGGAGATGGCGCGTACCCTCTTCGACCGCTACAACGAGGCGGAGCGTCCCTTCACGGAGATGTTTGCTGAGACGGTTAACGAGCAGACGTTCTACCAGGAGCCTCGGACTGACGACATCTACTGGGACAAGCTCGCTGAGGGTGAGCAGCCCCGGACGATGCGCGAGGAAGACTACGATGACCGCTGGGTCACGATTCGGTCGGACACCTTCTCGAAGTCCCTCGGGATGACGCAGAAGTACGTTCGCCGGACCGACTCCAGCCGCATCGTAGACAAGCTTCAGCGTCTCCTGACGGGCGCGAAGAACACCGAAGAGCAACTGGTCTACCGGACGCTGGAGAACGGCATCATCGACGGCTCTGGCGCGTGGTACGACATCCGCGACTTCGGGGAGTATGAGTTTACGAACAACCACTCCCACGTCTTTGGTTCGACTTCGGACCTCTTCGATGACAGCGAGGCGCACTATCCGCACGAACACATCGAGGAGGCGAAGCGCCAACTGACTCATCACGGGATGGAAGGGCCGTTCGCGGCACTCGTCTCGAACTCGTTCAAGCGGGCGATGCGCGACGAGATTTCGTGGGACGCGCAGTACGACATCCCGATGGCGAACGGTATGCGGTCGAGCGACGTTCAGGACCTCGACATCGTTATCGACGGTGTGGCTCTTATCGAGTCTCCGTACATGGCCGGCGACAAGTTCTACCTCTCGCAGGTCCAGAACGACTCGCCCATCAAGTTCCTCGAAGACCGTCCGGTTCAGGTCACGCGGCCCAACGGGGCTGTCGTGCGCTCGCCGGGCGACCTTCTCGGTGCGAACGCGACCGCCGACTACGGCTGCCGCATGGTTGACCCCCTCGCGGCCACCAAGGTCACGGCTGACAACCTCAAGTAATCGGCTTTCAGAGGCCGTCTAATTAACTATGTCAACTGAAACTCAACTGAAGAAAGACGTGCGCCAGATGACTGGCTATACGCACGAGCAAGCTCTTTCTCCTGACGGCCTCGATGCAGCTTATCGAAACGCGAAGCGTCACATTCGAGTTCGAAAGTCGCTTCCTCCTGAAGTCGATTACGATTGGTTTGACACCGATAAGCCGGATAGAGAAGAGGCGCTGTTCTGGTGGACGTGTCTTTTTACCAAGGTTCAGACCGGGGAATTTGATTCCCAGGCTATCCAGATGGGAGCGATAGACCAGAACACGCTATTGTCGAAAGACAATGATTCTGTTACTATCTGGTATCGGAACGCGGAGCGTGCTGTTCGGTCTATTGGGGAAAGTGGATTGTTCTCTTCGGCCGCGCCGCGTCGTCCCGCACGGGAATACGAAGAAGACGACTTCACCATCGGCGGTAGCTCCAGCGGAGACGCCGAGCTATGACCTATTCACAAAGCCAAGTTCGGGCGCAAATCTATCGGCTTGGTAGGGAAGCGGGCGTTCTCGAACGAGAAGAATCGGAGCAGAACGAGTTCGGGAATCAAACCGAGTCCCACCCCGATAAGGGCGACCCGGACAGAACGGTCTTTGCGTTACGGACCTATCCGAACCGAAACACGGAACTCCAGTCAAGAGCCGGCGATATGGAACAGGACCGTCCGGTTTTTCTCGTTCCTGTTTCTCCTGACCTTCCCGAGCCGCCGCAGATTCACGACCACCTCGAATACGATGGCGAAGTGTATGAGGTAAAGGCTCACACCAACTACGACACCCACGTCGAGTTCTTCGGAGAGCCTGTCCTCCACCAATCTGACTGATGGGAGACATCGACCTTAAAATAGACGTTAGCGAAGCCTTCGAGATTCCACCCGCTCTGAAGAAAGGCCTGAAAGAAGGTCTTGATGACAGCGGGGAGTGGATGTTGGACGAAGGCGAAGACAAAGCGAGAGACGCTGTTCTGTCTGCTGACAGAGTTTGGCGAAAGACTCTGAAGCGTGGCTTCAGTTCGGAGAAAAATCAGCTTAGCCGCAGCTATCATTGGCAGGGCCACATTCGGAACAACGCCCCCCACGCAGAAATTAACGAGGATGGCCTGAAGCCCGGTTCGTCTCCATCTGTTCAGAAAATAATTCCGTGGGTTGACGACAAGCTCGGTAGGGGGCTGCCCCGTGTTACGACCACCAGCTACAACGTCGAGAACTGGGACCCCGCTCTGCAAGAACTCGCGGCTCAGTACAGTCCGGGCAAGGTAATCACAAGCTTCGCCGTGAAGGACGGGCTGGAAGAAAAAGGATACCCCGGAATAGGGTTTATGGAAACGTCCGAAGCCTACTTAGAGAAGGTCGGGCCGGCGGTTGTGAAACGTAAAGTTGAGAAACATATGCAGAGGGAGCTTCGGAAAGCTGGGCTGGCATAGATATGGATGAAACTGAACTAATAAAGTCAATACAGTCACATCTGTCGTCGCGCCTTTCTGCTCCGGTGCGCACCTCTGCAATGGACGATGAACGTCCCGTCCCGGTTATTGTTATCGATGATTGGGACACCCGAGACTTTAATTTCCATAACTCCGCGTTCGCGGGGGATGCAATCGGAGACTTCGATGGCGACGGGGAACTGGAGTACGAACGATACCTCAACTTCGACTTTAGCACCAGAGTCGAATTTTTGGTTCGACATAGTGATGAGGTTGAGGTAAGCAGACTCAAGGAATCCGTCAAGCAGGAGCTTCGGCTCATTCGTGAGAACCCGATTCTCTTTCACGACGAACTGAAAGAGTGCGAACTGTCGGCTGACGGAAACCCCACGAATCGGTTCACGGAACCCAAAGAGAGCGAACTGATGGTTTCAGCGAGGTTCCACGGCGACCACACAATTGTCCGTACTTTGGACGACATGAACGAAGATTTACTCGAAGACGTGAAGAACAGCTTCGCGTTCAACCCATAGTTATCACCAATACAATATGACTCAATACGGAGACAATTCAGAACCCGGCATCATTACGGACCTTACCTCTTCGGCGGCTGTGCCGACTTCGGGTGAGGCTCCGAGTGATGTTGGTATCGTTGGTCAGGCAGACCTCGCTAACGCGAACAGTCCGGCTGACACAGGCAACGTCTATCAAGTAACCCGCGCTTCGAAGGCGGTCGAGTGGTTCGGCCCCCGCGACTCTTCGATGCTCACCGAGGCCGTTATCGATGCTCTCAACGAGGGAGCCTACCCGGTCTACGCTGTTGCGACCCAAAGCACCGCAGTTAGCAATGAAGACCAGAGCGGCGTTGGTTCCACCACGGTCAGTCTCGATAACGGGCCGATTCGGGAGGACGCTGACAGCATCGAGGTTACGCTCGACGGTAGTAACCAGGATGTTACCCTCGTCCGCGACGACGTGGATTCCTACTCTCCCGCAGAGGGCGAGGCCTACGTCAACCCCGTCAGGGCGAACGTGGAGATTTCGAGCGTCCCGTCCAGTTCGCTTACGGTTGACTACGAACACTTCGACTACGCGACGGGCCTTGACGTGATGGTCAACGAGGTCGCTGACGTTATCGATTTCCTCCTTCCGCTTTCGGAGCGGGCGTCTGTCGTTGATGCCGCCAACACTCATGTCGGCAATATGGAGGATAGCTACAACCTCGCGCTTGCCGTGGGTGGGGCCGACATTGCGCTCGACCCGACTGCGTTTACGCAGAACTACGACGACAGCCGGACGCAGGTTGTGTATCCGACGCGCTTCGAGGATGGCAGTTCGGCGCTCGCCGCCTACGTCGGGTTCAAGGCCCAACTGGGTCTGGCGACCACGCCCATCAACAAGCGCCTCAGCACGAACAAGCGTCTTGCTGAAACGCTGACTCGCGCCGAGCGCAGTTCGCTCGGTGACGAAGATGTTGTGGCTCTGGCTGACGAGTCTCGCGGCGTTCGCGTTACCGACGACCCCACGACGGTTTCGGAGTCGAACACCGACGAGGCCAACCTCGGCTACGGCTTCAATCGCCTCGTTGCCGACTACATTATCGAGACGACCCGCGACAACCAGAAGCCGTTCATCGGCAAGCTGAATAGCCAGACCGTTCGGAACACGCTGGAAGGTATGGTCGATGACAGTCTGGTTCAGCTTCAGGAGTCCGATGTCGTTCTCAACTATGAGGTCAACGTTCTGAAGGAAAACGCCGTGACTGCCGGGCTGGAAATGTCTGTGGACCTTGTTGAGCCGCTTCGGTTCATCAGGAACACCGTCACTATCGAATAGACGCGAAAGACTCTATTCACCTAACTTTAATTCAATATGGCACGAAACGGTACTGTTGACCGCGTTGAATCGGCTGGAAACATTACGCTCATTGTCTCTCGTGGGACTGACAGCGGAGTCAACTACGAAGACGGAAGCTTCAATGGAGAGACTGAAGCTGACTACTACGAAATCCCAATTTCCCGACTCGATACGACGAAGGAGGTCGAGATTTCTGAGATTCGTGAGTCTTCCCTGAAGGCAAGCGGATACTCCATCACCAGCATCTCCTATTCGGGGACGATGATGTTCAAGGGGTCGCGCTTCACGAAGCAGGTTTCGGGAAGTGGAAGCGAAGAGAGCGCCCCGCTGACCGACTTCATGTACGATGACCACGGGGTCCCCATCCCGATGACCATCAACATCAACCACGAGCTTAACGACGAGCCTGAGCGATACAAGCACGTTCTGGCGAACTCCGAGAGCTACGAAGTCCGTTCCGGTTCCGAAACCGAGACGGCCTTCGACTGGGTTGCGATGGACCGCGGTAGCGACCAGCCCCAGTAAGTCTCCCCGCCTTATCGAGGATTTCCCTTCTATCTTAATATCACCGAAACAAACTAATCATGACCGAGAACAAGAACACCGACGAGAGTAGCGACACTAACATTAGCCGTCTGCGTGAGATGGCCCTTCGAGGCGACGAGTTCCGCGACGTTATCGACTTTACGTACTACGACATGGAAGGCGAACTCTATGTTCGACCACTCGTTGACGAAGAGTTCCTTCCGATTGCGGCCTTCCTCGAAAGTCGTCTCGACATGGACGCCGAAGAAGCGCAGGAGGCGCTGGAAGAGGGCAAGGACGACGAGGGGAACATCGACCCCGAACAGTTTGACGAAGACTTCGTAGAGATAATGCACGAAGCAGCGGCGTTGGGTATCGACGCTGCGCAGGGCATCGCTGAAGGCGAAGACGAAGAGGGGGTAAAAGAAATAGTTTCGATGCTTCAGGGCGGAAAGTCCCTCGTTATCGCAGAGCGCGTTCTGGAGATTTCTTCGGACGCTGATAAGGCAGAAACCTTTCGCAGAGACGGGGGCGGGGAGTAGGTTCAAAAACCGCATTGAGAACCACTCGGCAGGGGTAACGGACCTTCCCGGTGTAGACCATCTGGCACAACTTACCCCGTTCCAAAATCAAGTCCTCGACTATGCCGAGAAGTGGGAAGCCGAGAAAGAAGAAGAAAAGCGAGAAGAAATGCAGAATCAGGGCGGGGGCCGTCAGCATAATGCCCGCAATAGCGGCTCTGTTGGTAGCTCTGATATGAGACAGGAAGAGACGGTTCGCTACATTAACAAGAGCGAAAACCCCGACCACAAAGTTCACTAATCTAATCGATGTCTGTTGATATTGAGATTGACCTTGACGCGGCTGAAGCGCAAGGCAAAATCGGAGCCATTGCCGCTTCGCTCAAAGGTCTGGAGCGAGTTGCCGACGATATAGAGATAGACATTGACGAAGACATTGGTGAGCTTACTGGTATCATTGACGAGCTTGGTGAGGCTCTTGACGACCTCGATATAGATTCTCTCAATGCGGCTCGTCGGATGGAAAACGCCGCTGAGGCCATCGATGATGCAGAGCTAAACGTCGTCCACGATACGCCTGACGGAGAAACTGGCGACGGGGACAGCACTGGCGACGACCCTCCCGATAAGGGGAGGGATGGTGACAGAGACACCCGCAGTAAGAAGGCTATTGCAAGGAGTCGGTTTGGCGATATTTTTGATGATGTTCTATCGAACGAGGATTTAAATCTTCTCAAGCACGACTTTGCCGACTTCGCCAAAGGGCAGGACATTCACCTTACGGAAGAAGAAAAGAACACTCCGCTTCGAGAGCGCATTTTTAGTGAAGAGTTCGGCGTCGGTCTGCACGCCAACGCCCGCGGCGAACGTCTGAAAGAGAAGGCTACACCCCCTGAGTTCGGGAGCTTTGAGCAATTCCAGCGAAAGAAGAATCTTCTTCTCTCGATGGATAAAATCAATCCCGACTTCTCGATGATGGAAGATGGGTCCTTTAGGGACCTAAACCAAGAAGCGAGGAGGCAACTTTCGACTCCAGAACAGCTTGATATAGAGCGAAATGCCCGTTCCGGACCGAGCGAACCGATACACTCAAAGCGGAAAACGCTCGCTGATACAGACCTCTACAAGCGTATAAACAATATCGAGTCTGCCACCGATGCGTTCGAGGAGCTGGACGTTTCTCAGCGAAAGGTCGTGAAGAGCTTGGGTCGGCTCAAGCCAAGCTACACTCAGATTCGCGCTATCGTTTCGGCCTTTATTCCGCTATTAGTCGTTCTTGGAGCGCAACTGCTGGGTGTTGCATCCGCAATGGGTGCTGTCGCCGGGGCCGGAGCCGCCATTATCGGCCTTGGACTCGTCGGCCACGGCGAAGACATGGCCTCTTCGATGGAGCGAGCCAAAGAAGAGGTAAGCGACCTCAAGGAAGAACTCTTTGAGGTTTTCCAAGGAACCGCTCAGGACTTCGCACCCGTTCAGTCCAGAATCTTCGATAAGATTCCGAGCGGCCTCAGCGGGATTGCTGACTCGATGAAGGGGTTCACGAGGTTCGAAGATACCCTGATGGCAGTTGGCGCGATTCTATCGAACGACATTGAAACTGCCATCGACAGGATTGTCGGGAAGGAGAAAGAGATAGGTCAGTTGGCGGTTCGGTTTACCGAAATCGCTTCAACGAATATCCTTGATTTCTTCTCGTTCCTCTTCAGAGTCACGTTCGAGAACCAGGAGCTACTGATTAATCTCGGAAAGGCAGTAAAGGACCTGCTGAAGATTCTGTTCAACTTCTCGCTTCTGCTGTCGCGGATAGTCGCAGCAGCCGAACCCCTTATCGGTGTAGTCGCCTATCTTAGCAACCTCTTCAGCAACCGTCTCGTTGGGTCCGTGTTATCGGTCCTCGTTGTCGGCGCTCTGTTAGGGTCGATGGCGACACGTCTCACGCTCTCGCTGATGGCGATGGGGAAAATGCTAAACTTTGTCATCGGACGGCTCCTACTGATTGGTAGCGGTTCGGTGATAAACGGCATCAAGATGGCCTTCACGTTGCTCAACAGCCACGTGTGGACATCCATAGCCAGCTTGACAACCCTTCAAAAAGTCCTTATGACTGTTGTTGGTTTGCTTTCCGCTACGGGAATTGGCTTGGCAGTTGTTGGAACTGGTTTGGCGGCGTTCAACGCGATGGATGTTGGTCAAAAAGGACCCGACGTGAGCGACGGCAGAGGCCCAGGTCGCCCCGGCGGTTCAGGGGGTATGGTCTACAACGACAATCGGCAGTTCAACTACGACGCTGGTTCGGGTGACGACTACGCGACGAGAAAGCAAGTTGAAGACATCAACCAAAGACAGATGGAGAAACGAAAGGCAACCGACCTCCCTGGCGTTGACACAGAGAACTAATGGTTACTGCTGACTTTGCTGGTGGGTTTTCATCGTCAGATGGACCCCAATCCGAAATAGAGCAGACTTACGCGAGTCCCGTCAAGGAGCTTGGATTCGAAATATCCCCCACCGATAAGGCGTGGTCCTTTAGTCCAAAGTTCTACCCCGACCGCTTCACTCAGATGAAGGAAAAAGAACTGAAGCGGTATGGCGGAAAATGCGAGTCGGAGTCAGTTTCGATAAAGTCTATTAAGAATAGAGAGTTCCACGCCACTGGCGTTATTCTCCAGGGCGAAATCAACATCTTTCAGGCGTTGCTGGACTACCCCGGAAGTGTAGACCTTCTTTCTCCTCTCACTCCCTTCGGCGGTATGGAGTGTTACCTCAAGAAGGGGGAGCTTGGTCAACAGGCGGGTTGGGACCCCGAGAACCAGCAATGGATGTTCGAATACACCCTTGATTTGGTTTCGACGGGGCGCGACGAGTCCGAGAGCAACGAACGCAATGTTATCATCTCTAAGATTACGCAGACCAACCCTACACCGCAATAATGGCTTGTGAAGGAGACTGGACCTTAAAGATTCGTGACAAGTCGGGCGCAGAGATTCTACATATACGTCCGACCACGATGAATCTGGAGCTTAATCGGAACAAATACGACTACTGTCGTATGCAGTTTCCGAAGAAGGTGGGGAAAGAGATGCAGCCTCACACTCGGTTTGTTGATGGCGCTCTTCACGACCTACTTCCCGCTGATGTTTTCGTAGATGGAGAGCGAGTGAAGCGTCTGATGTTCACGCCGGACGGCGTTGACTACACGAACGACGAGACGTACATCAAACTCCTCGACCTCCATAAGGCGCTGAGTGATGGCACGGTCAACATACAGAGAGACAACATTCAGCTTCGGAATATCTACGAAGACGTAATCAATCAGGCCAACAACCGCCTTATCGATACGGTCCGTTTCACGGTCCCCGAAAGCAAAGTGAGGAACCTTTTCAGCTTTGGCGATTTTATTCGAGAGAAGCCAACGCAGATTAAGCCCGAAGACCTTCAGGGGGACAATATCACGGACCGACTGAATCCATTTGACGACTCTGAAATACTGAAGGCGATTTTCAATAATCCTGACAGCGCCGAAGAGATATGGGGACGAGTCTTGAGCGGCGCTCACGCTGTTGATTATCAGAACGTTACACCGCTCGAAGCCGTTCAGGACCTCAATGAGAAGTTCGGAGTGAAGTCGTGGATTGACGGTGACTCCACGCTTGTCGTTGGGATTCCCGAGGCAAAGCCAATCGTTCACTACGCTGCGCCTGACGATGACCGAGCATGGCGCTACAAAGACCCCAACATCAGCCACTCCCGAGAACCTATCAAGAAGGTCGTGGTCGAAGGAGCGTGGGTAGACGAACCCGGCCCTGGCGGTGAGGGAGACTTCATACAAGAAGTTGCATCTTGGTTTGACAAGAGCGACACCGGAGGAGCCGCGGAAGCTCGGGCGATAGGGATAGCCGAGCGTACCGATATTCCTAATGGGAAACAGATTCTTGTACGGTCCTCTAATGCAAAAAAGGACAACATCAGAGAAGTCGCATATCTCATACTGAGAGACGAAATCAAGAAACAGAACAGCGGAAGCACGGGGATAGACCCCAACCTTTCGGGTTCAAAGTTTAGCTCTGTTCAGAACCTCTATCCGGGCCACCGCATCAGGATGGTTCCCGAAGACGTTCACTTCGATAATCCGGATGCAACCTCGGGCGAATACACCCAAGAAATACCCGAGTTAGACGACCACTGTAACCAATTCGTCTACAACGAACGCTATCTCGTGACCTCGGTGTCACACAATCTCACCAAAGGCGGAGATTGGACGATTAACGCGAATCTCGCTATGGACGAACTCTTTGAGCCAGACGAGATTGAACTTGGCTTCGGGTATGCCTATCCCGGTGAAGATGGGCTTCGGCAAGAGTTGGATACAGAGATAGAACATCTGCCGGGCATCTACAACATAAACTAGTATGGAACACGGGACTGTCACGACTGTCAAGTTCAGAGATGGGGTCACGTACTGCAACGTTGAACCTATTCGTACAAATACAGAGTACAAAAACGTCCCCGTCATGAAGCCCCATTCTGGATTTATCCAGGTTCCCGAACAGGGGGAGAAGGTGGCGATGCACAAACTCGAAGGGGACCGCCGCTTTATCTCTCACATTCTCGGCACCAAAGACGGCCAGCCCTCCGATATGGAAAATCTCAACGAGGGCGAACTTTCGCTTCGGTTTGATTCAGAAACGGAAGTCTCGATAAGGCAAAGTAGTGATGGCGGCTATGATGTGACTGTCTCGGCTTCTGGTAGCGTGAATATCAACGCTGAGAGCGTTTCGATAAACGGAACAGACTTCAATAGCCACACTCACACAGAATCGGACGGTAGCGAAACGAGCAAACCAAACTAAGCAATGGTTGACTATTCAGTCGATGGAGATTTCGACCTTCATTTCAACGACTTTCAAGACTTCGCTACGGTCAGCGGTCGAGAAGAGTTCGAGCAGGACCTTATCATCTATCTAAACGACGAGCTACAAGACCTGCTCGGCACGTACAAGTCTGTTTCTACGATTGAAGAAAAGATTACACTACGTGCGGTGCGGATTGCGAAACAGTTCGACATTGTTGACAGAATCAAGAATGTCGAAGTAAACAAACCGCTGGACGCAACGAACGACCTTGAAGTAGTGATAAACTACAAGTCTGGTGAAAAATACCGAGAACTTCTATAATGCCACTCAAAGACGGAGAGTACGAAAAACTCACTAAGGAAGAGATTCAGCGCAGTCTCGAACGAAATCTCAACAAGGAACTGGACACGACTGCACAGCCCGGCGACCTCGTTAGCGCACAGCTTGCGGCAGAGGCCGAGACACTTGTGCAGAATCAAGAAGAAGCCCTTCAGCGCATCTATCAGGCCGCGTATCTGGAAGACGCAACCGGGGAAGACCTCGATAAGGTGGTGGATATTATCGACCTCAACCGCCTCGAAGCCAGCAGTTCCACCGGGGTCGTTCGGATGTGGCGTGAGTCGCCTCCTACTTCTGATTACATCATTCCTCGGGGTAGCAGAGTCCAAACGGGGGGGTCGGACCCTATTGAATATGAGCTTACGCAGAGCAGTAAGCTCGCCTACATCGACGGATGGGAAAGTGGAAACTTCAACAACTGGGACGGCGACGTTGCTGAATACGACATCGTAGAGACAGACGAGATGACTGAAGAGCGGGCGCTCCAAGTTCCCGCGACGGATGGTGTCGATATATTTACAGAAGAGCTGTACGGTATTGGCACCGTCTTCACCACCGACCTCAAAGTCGAGGATGGGTCAAAGACCGCTCTGCGGTTCGGGATTCAGGACCAGTCCAATTACTTAGAAGCCGTCATCAACAGCAACGGCGGCGACCTATCCATCCGCCTTATCGAGGAAGACTCTGTGGTTCGGTCCAATATCAATAACAGCGCCGATATTCCCAACAATCAGAACATCTATGCTGAAGTTCGGTGGGGCCATTATGACGACCATCAGCTAACGCTCTACGAAAGCAACAGCCGCGACACCGAGTTATCGAGTATTACTCTCGGCGCTGACCGTGAATGGCCTGAGGGGGCGTTCGGCATAGCGTCGTATGATGGGAACGCTACGGCACTCTTAGACGAGATAACCACTCGGTCTGTCCTACTGAACATACGCTCTATCAAACCCGGTACAGAGGGCAATCTCGGCCCATACACGGTGAACACGATTGGCGACCCCATTACCGGTATCCAATCGGTGACGAATCCCGTGGCCGTTGGGAAGCCTACGATTCAGGATACTAACTTTTCGCCTCTCTTGGTTGGTGAAAACCGGGAAACGGACGAGGAATTGAGGGAGCGTGCCTTTAATAGTAATTCCATCGGAGGCGCGGCGACCGCCAACGCCCTTGAGTCACAGATTCGAGAGGTAAAGGGCGTAAAGGCACTTACGCTGAATCGCAACCGCGAAGAGTCAACGAGCGACAATGGACTTCCGCCCCATTCTTTTGAAGCAATTGTTTACGGCGGGGCAGACGAAGAAATAGCAGAGGCGATATTCAATACGGCCTCTATTGATTCCCACGACGTAGGCGGCATCAATGGTAATCTGGCCGAGTACGATATTCAGTCCGACGTTACCAACGATACGGAAACGATTAGCTGGACTCGCCCGGTTCGTCTCAATCTCGACATCGAGCTTGACCTCATAGTCGATGACAACTACGTTGGCGAGAACGAAATCAAATCTATTGTCGTTGACTACATCGGTGGAACGGCTATCAGAGGCCAATTTGTAGAGGGCCTTGACCCCGGTGACGACATCTACGAAGCCGTTCTGAAGCGTAAACTCGTTAACCCCGAAGAGACGGGAGTTTGGGAAGTTGACACACTGAAGATAGACGCCAACGGAGATGGAACGGACGATACCGAAACCACCGCGAGCGGCGCTGACGTTCTCGTTGTCGATAACAACGAAGTTGCAATCACCAACGCTCGGGACGGTTCAATTAACATCACGACAAATGATAAGTAAATAATGGCAGAATTAAATCAAGAAGGCTATCAGGCCATCCGCGATTATGTGGTTAGCAGCGCCTCAACGCCGAACTCGTGGGGCTATATCGAACTTTACGACGACACTTCGAGCGCGATAACGCGAATCAATATCGTCTCCAACGACCGCTGTGGGTGGTCGGACATCGACGGTGACAACGTTCTGAAAATCGAGCTGACTCTCTCGGGCGGCGACAGCGACATCACCACTCCGGTTACAGTAAGTGAATCGGCCATCTGGACGCAATCTTCGGGTGGAATTATGGTGACGCAGAAGGAGAGCTTTGCGGAAGCTACCCTTAGCGAAGACGGCGACACCGTGAATATTACGCACACCATCAAACTTCCCCAATAAATTACCAATGACAGTTGTTGCAGAAAAACAAGCATCTATTGCGACCTTCGTAGACGACCTTGCAAGCTCCATTGCTGGTCTTTCCGACTGGGAAGATGGGGACACCAATATTACCAACGACCAGTCTACCAACGGTTGGCGCGATAATGGTCGGGTCTTTACCCACGTTCCGAGCGGTCGCTATTTGCTCTTCTACGTGAGCCATAGTGACGGATTTAAAGACTTTGATTACAGCGAGGATGTAGCCGGAGTTAGGATTGTTTATTCTGACGGATGGGATTCCACAAATAGCCACCCACAAGGGGCGAAAAACGCGACCGACCACGACCCATTCACAAATGATAGCAGTTTTGATGGTGAATATCGGGATAATAGTTATAATAAAAACTTGTGGTCAAGTGGAGGAATGGGAGCGTGGATGTTTGAATACAGACCCGGAAGTTCCCGAACCGACCTTGCCACCAATTACCAAACTAATTATTTCATCTCTGCAAGGAATGATGGCGTAAGTCTCGGTTGTTGGAGCAGCAACAGTAGTTTTGGAGGAAGTTGTTATTTTAGTTATGAAAACACTTCTGGCAAGTTCTGGTCTGATGGGATAAAAGACTTTACCGTAATGAATAGGTTCAATAAGAGCAACGGTTCTAACGGGGCAACATCCTATGGGTTCCAATATACATCTGGAAACGTTAGTAATGATTATAACGGACATCCCACCGACGCCAGCGGATTAGAAGAGTCGAGATGGGGATTCATTAACTCAGACTCTACCGATGACACCTATTTTGTTCAGTACGGCATTCTATTCAGCGAAACGGCTAAAAATACTCCCTCTGTCTATACAACCGACATTCTCAATAATAGCAACGCCAATGGCGGCGCTCACGGCGACGAAATAAGCTATGATGGAAACGTCTACAAAATCATGAAGCAAAGCGGCGGCAATAGAAGCACCCCCATCAACGCCTGCATCAGGTTCGAGTAAGTTATGACAACTTATTCGGCTTCCCCAAAAAAGCAACCAATAAGCTTCGGTGTTCGCCAGACCCGCTCATGGGGCGCTGACGAACGGACTTCCAGCACGTCCATAAACGAACACAAAAACGGGGATAGTACCATTCAGGGTACCGTTAGCGTCCCTGGAGGCATTTCAGGAGGTGGAATTGAAAGCCGTCGAGTTTGGGATAGGTACAGACAATACCAGCGACCGAGGTATCCCAAGGGCCAAAGAATCCAAATTGAGGTAGAGATTGTTGACGCCTATAACGGGCAGACCATCTCCAGCGCCATTGTTGACGAAGATGGTTATTACGAAGTTTCTGTTCCAGACGGTCACTATCATGTTACCGCTGGTGCTACTTCGGACGGTTACGTTTGGGAAACCAAACTGACCTCTGTTTCGGCGGAAATCTCGACAGTAAACTTTGACCTCGATAAGGCGGGCAGTATCTCGATGGTTCTTCCAGCAACGGCGAGCCGGACCGCAAGCTACGACGTTAGTGTAGAATCTTACTCCGCCTCTATGACAAGCTCCGCTCAAAAGGAGGGGCAAACGTACCCCGACCGTGGAGTTACTTCCTACGCGACCTCGCCGTTCGTAAGCAAGAACAGCAGGACGCTTTCGCTCGTTGCGACTGTTTCGTCGTATGCCTCTCCGATACGGTCGTCGTCGGTTAGAGACGGAACGACGCTGGATGTTCAGAATCAGATTCTTACATGGGATTCCGACAACGCCGAATGGTACACTGAATGGTTCCAGCAGCCCAGAATCGTTGATTCCGAGGATACGTTAAGCGTTCGTTCGTTGGTCAGCGATTACGTCGAGCAGACCGAAATAGCCGTTCAGGTAGAGTACGACGCAGATGGAAACGGAAAGGCCGACAAAGTGAGCGAACTGGTCGAGCTTGGGAGCAAACAGAAAGTCAAAGAAGTCCAAGGAATACCAGTTGACGAAGACGGCTTCTATCGAATAAAAATAACAGAGTACAGCGGCTACTACTCGATTTACGGGCTGAATCTCGCCGTAACCCACTAATGAATACATACGACATCGACAATAGCGAGGAGATTGTGGATAACTGGGAGTACCCCATCAATATCCACGATGAAGACAATCTCTATAAGCTACTGAAGGTTCTCGCCTCTCAGAACAAGCGACTTGACATAGAGATTGACGAACTATACAAGAACCGATTTCTTGAGACGGCAACCGGGAGGGAGCTTGAAAAGATAGGGCAACTCGTCGGTGTCATTCGGAAGACTGGGGAAGGCGACCGCAAGCTTCGCACTCGGATTCGGGCAGGCTTCGCCGCAAGTGCGAGCGACAGCACCTACGATTCATTCGCATCTGCCGCCATTTCCATTCTCGATGCCTCCGCCGAGACTATCACCTTCAAGACTCCCCCGGCCACCAATCCGAAGGTTATCGAGGTGGAGATAGACAGTTCCGTCTTCGATAATACGCCCCTTACCGAAGAAGAAATAATTATACTTCTGAACGGAGCCATCAGCGTCGATGCTCGGGTTCAGATTGGACAGAGTGGTACCTTCGCCTTTGAAGGAGATGACGACTCTCTAAAGGGCTTCAACGAGGGTACGTGGTCTGTCTACGTTAGATAATAATGTCACGAGATAAGTTTGATTACGTTCACGGAGACAGCGGTACAAAACCCGGAAACTCGTTGGACTTTCAGAAGGACCAACGTCCCCAGGCCGGGAATTTTGACTGGTTCTGGTACAACGTCATCGAGTCCATACGAGGCCATGCAGAAGAGTTCGACCGCCTCGATAGCGACGACGACGGCGTGGTCGATGCCGCTGATGGTGCATCTACGTATTCAAGCGACGGAACGCCCGTTGTCGAGAATCCAACTGAGGTTAACTTCAGCGGAGACATCAATGTCAACGACGATGGTGGGGGGACAGTCTCGATAAGTGCGGTGGGATATACCGACTCCGACGCCCGCTCCGCTGTTGACGGAGCTGACGTTGACATTGCTGGAGACGCCGATACAGTTGATGGGAAAGACGCCTCTGCGTTCGCCTCAGCGGGCCACGTCCACGACGGTCGCTACATAGAGGAGAGCGGCGACACTCTTTCCGGAACTCTCGACTTCGATGGGAACGCCGCCGTTGGTGTCTCCGATGTAGATGGCGTCAATGGGAACCATCGTATTAGCTTCGATGGTAACTCGGACTACATCGAGGTCGAATACCAGAACGGCACTTCGGGGAAACTCAAAGCGGCAGACCTCTACGTCGGTGCCGGCATTGGCTGGCTCTCAAATGCGATTAATGAGGGCGGCGCTCGCTCTGCTGTTGACGGTTCCAACGTAGACATCAACGGGAAGGCTGCAAACGCGACGAAGTGGGGTGGCTATGAAATTCAGGTTGATGGAACTGATGGCAGCGGTATCATCAACTTCAAGACTTCGTAATGGTCCACAGCCACGACCTCACAGTTGATGGAGAAGTTCCTAGAAACATCTCTGTCGATGGGAACGAAATACAGAAGGTCACTATCGACGGAGAGCTTGTTTGGGAATGGCACCCCTACATTGGTTTCGAAGAAGACAATCCACTTCAGGACTGGTACCAAGACGGAAATACTGACCTCGAAGCTGAGCTTGGGGGAGGATACGAAGGGCAAAACGCGCTCTTCACGAAGAACAAAGACAAATACTCGTCCAGATACGTCTACGATTTACAGGACCACAAACAAACCCCGGTAAAGGTGTCGTGGTGGTTCAAGACCAAAGACGACTGGTACTTTGACTACGGAGTCAAGTTGTTATACGACCAAAAGCAGGACTCTTTAATGGATGTTACTTACAGAGATAGTAACAACAACCTCGTCTTCAGTAATTATACAGACACCCACAACACCGGATACGACCCCTTGGGCAAAGGCTGGCATCAAGTAGTCATCAAAAATATCGACTACACTAATTATGCTCACGTCATGCTGAAAGCGGCAGACGGGACCGTTATATCTGAGAAAAGTCAATTCGCTCTTGAAAACGGCGCTGATGGAATCGAGAATTTTGCAATATTCCACGACGCCGATGGGGATTCAGAAACCTATACGCAGTCGTACCACGACCAGATTCGGTTCAAGCAGGGTTAGTAATGGCTGATGAAGAAGACACAATGGTTGAAGTCGCCATTCTGAGAGACTTGAGCTACGCAGAATGGCACGCCTTTGTCAACGGATTCCACGCAGGAGCGACGTGGGGTAGGGGCAACCTCGATAAGCGAGGAGAAGAGGCTTATTATCGCGGTGGAGAACTCCTTGGAACCGCCTCTCGGTACATAGGGCTGCTTGCGGTTCACAGATACATCACAGACAATGATTGATGCGTTTTCTCTTGAATGGCTTTTCACTCAAAAAGTCCCGCTTATATGGTTCCTGATAGCCGCATTTACTCGGCCCGCGCTATGGTCGAAGAAGGCGCGGTCCCTGTTGAAGAAAAGACTGGATAGAGACGACGAACGTTAGTTACCAGAGAACACCGGGTGGGTTAGGGGCGGGAGTTTGGCTTTTAGCAATGGTTACTCGGTGAGAAATCTCTCTGCTTGTTCTCGGATGCGTTCAGCTTCAACCTTCGCGGTTGGCTGACGCGACTCTTTTTCTTCTATCTTCTTCATCTCTGACTTGATGAAGGCCGCTTGTCGTGGGCCGATGTCCATACACTATTCTTGGCCTTCTATCATATTAAACTACGCTTTGAGTCTTTAATATACGACAAAATCGCCCCGGTAGGGAGAGGTACTATACCTCTACCCTATCGGGGTCTTTTTTTTAACTCTACAACATGGTCAACAGACCTAACAGTAGTTCATTGTCCCACCACCTTATCGGTGTTAACATAGCAGAGTTAACGTTGTAGAGTAAACAGTACAGAGTAAACAGTATAACTATAATTATAAAGTTATACTAACGTCCATTGTGGAGAACCCCCGGCTCCTATCCCCTCTTCCACGACCTAAGAGGGGTTCGGCACGCAACTGCCACCTATGGACAGTCGCTTCCGTTAGCGGGGCGTACTTACTACAAAGAAAGAGTCCCGACAAGTTAAGTCTTACGTTATTGGTTCGGACCTCTCCAGTCCTTGAATTGAATGTCATCTTGAATGTAGTAGAGGTAGAGTCGAGGTAGGGCGAAGAGAGCAATGAGTGGAACGACCACACCGATAAGGGGGAGGATGATACTACGCATTGTCTTCTTCAAAGCTGTGCTTGTCGCAACGATGTGCGTTGACTCTCTGCGTCATTTGTTTCGGCCACACGTCGCGCTCTTCTGGAGGATTCTTATAGGTCGTGAATCCGACTAAGGCGTAGTGAGTGGCATCAGCCCCGCAATAGCAGTCGTAGTCGAGATGATGTTTCTCGGGAAGGGCGACGTTGTGGTCTTCGTAGGCGGTGACAGTGACGACGTGGAAACGGTCGCACTCTACGTAGCTGTCTTCACCGTGGATGTGGTCAGTCATCTTTGAGCTTCGTTCAGAACCGACCCTTTGGGTCGTTGGAGGTACGACTGAAGAACGTCGGCAGTGATGCTCGCTACTTCGGAACGGAACTCCTTGGTGTCTATCTCATAGTTTCCAAAGAAAATTGTCGAGAACTCTTCTTCGATAATGTCCTCGAAGACATCTCCCCACAAGTCTTCCATGACGGACATCTCGATATTTCGCCCTCGGTTTTCGTATTTGTGAATCATCTTCAGTACCCGAGCTTCGGTCGTGAACTTCCGAGCGAGAACCACGGAGTCGCTTGGTTCGTAGTCGTCGGGGTCAGTAACGGATTGCGTTCCGTGAGCTTCCTTGAACTGCTGTGTGCGGAGCTTCGCGGTCTGTCCCGTGTCTTCGTTCCTGATGACGACTCCCTCCGGCAAGCCGTCGCGGTACGCTGACGAAACATTCTCCGACCACTTATCGAGGCCATATTCTTCTTTGAAACCGGCGGCGGGGCCTTCATACACGACCGGCGTTATCGGTAAGGACATTTGTTCGATAATATTCCGCGCTTTGTCCCAGTCCAAAAACATTCCCGGTTCGGCAGCATACACGTCGAAGGAGATGAAGGAAGGAGTATCCTCCCAGTTGTACTCAAGAGTATGGGGATGCATCGCCTCACCAAAGACGATAAGTGGCCCCCATTTAGTCTCTGCTTTGAGAAGGCCGTTGAAGTCTATCTTCTCTCGGACGTACTCAACAGCATGGGCGAAGTTTTTGTCTATATCTTTTTCGTTCTTGTATTCCACGTTTCGTGAGCCGAAGACTATTTTTCTTCCTTTTTCATGGTATTCAGGTTCGAGGTGTCCTTCTCTCAACAGTCTGAAATTTCCCCCATCTAATTTTTCTTTCACGACGACATGACCGTCTTCGAGAATACCGCTATTGTCTTCGTGACCGATACGACGTATTTTTGGATACTTTTTGAAATTCATTATCATAGGAACTGCTCTAAATCGCTCTGACTCTGACATTCTCCCCTCAAGGCGCTCTCGGTTTCGATGTTGAACGCTTCGAGGATGTCATCCAAAGGATTCCTGAGGCACTTGCGCTGCGTCTCGGAGGGGTCAATGTCGAGGTCTACATCGATAAGGTCGGTGGCATCATTGAAGGCGATTACATCAACCGCCTCTCCCTTCACCCTCTTTCCGCCACAGACCTTGACACGTTTGGGTTTGTCTCCTTTTGAAAATTCTACATCGAGAAGGTGGTTGGCAAACCACGCTGCTCTCGGCGCTTCACCCCTCGGATGGTTCCCGCTCGAAGACCAGGAGTAGTAGCCATCCATATGCGCCTTATCGGGGTCAATTTTCTGCCCAAGACCCTGCGGGATGCCGAGGCGGTCCCAGTCTGGATTCTTAGGGTCAATAGAGGACGCTGCATCGTGAACAGTCTCAACGATGTCCTCTTTGTCGGCTCCACGAACAATTTGCTCTAAGACCTTCTCTTGCGTCTCTTTTGTCAAAATACTGAAGTTAGACTTCACACAGTCGAATCCCACTATATCGACGTGGCCGATGTCTACGTCGTCGCGGCGCTCCGCTTCTGTCACCTTCATTGTTTGGCTCATTCTACCAACACCTCATTGAAGGGCATCCCCTCGGACCACCTAACCGAGCTTGCGTATCGCTTCTTCCCCCCGGCCATAAACATCATTCCTAACTTCTCAAGCTCCATGCGCCACTTATTGTCCTCGGGGTCGATTCCGTACTTTTCACACAATTGAGGATAGATAGAATTGTTTAGATGTTCGCAATGTTCCTCTACGGTTTCGAGAGTCTTTATCTGTCCCCAATCGTCAGGCCACTTACAGTAGACGCTATCTGTGTTGTGGACTGTGATTCGTCCAATTCCTGCATTGAAGTGTTCCGAATCAGTTGAGAGGTCGTAGACGTACTCTCCTTCGTAGTCTATCGGTTCAACCTCAAGCACTTCTGTTCGACAGCCAGCATCTTCCCGAGAATGAATCCGGGGATATTCCTTCCCGTGATTATCTCGAACATTGACGCCGGCATCCTGTCCAAGACGGTCGAGAATGTATGTAAGGCCAGCACCAAGAGTGTGGCTGTTTGTGTAGGAGCGGTGGAACCTCTTTTCGTATCTCTCATCTCCGTCACCGTCGCCGGCTTGGTAGCCATCGAGGAACGCCTTCATCACCCACGACGACCCATTCAACACGGACTTTGGAACTCTTTTCTTCCCGTCAGGAGTGTATAGCTTCGGTTCGAGTTCGCTCACCAGCTCTGAGACGGCACCGTATTCATTATCTCCGCCACGAAGTTGCTTGGTGCCGCTCGATTCGCGGTAGTCACAAATTTCTGTATCGAACCCGAAGCAGATGTCTAACGCTGTCGCGGCTCTCTCCAAAAGCCCGACATCATTTTTGCAGATTTTAAACTGTGACCCTATTGCAGTTCCGTCTGCCACGAGCAGTCCATAGAGCCACGCCTTATCGAGAGAGATGTTGCTGGTGTCCCCGGTAGCAGATTGAAGCGATGTATGTAATAGATGGTCGCCGGGTTCAACATCCGTAGGGGGTACTTCAGTTCCATCATCTCGGACTAACCCGTGGTCTTCAGTAACATGGACGAGTCCGTTATCTGTTCTGACACGGTACATTTGTTTCCTGTTGGGCTTTCGAATCACATCGTTACAGGTAGTCCAACCACCGTCAGCCCACACCTCAAACTCTCCCGGTTCGAGACTATCGTGCACAGACTCGATAGGTCGTATATCTACGTCACCATCGACTCGGACGTACACCGGCTCGAAGTCAGGGACAGAATCGCCATATGCCACACTTCCTTCGGTTTCTTCATCGACATACTCCGCGGTTCTCTTGATAACGGCCTGACCGGTAAGGGTGACAGCGGCGGCGTCGTGTGGATTGTAGAGCGGAGAACGGTTCCACCCCGAATAACCGTATATCGAGTTAACTATCGTTTTAGTGACATTATAGGATTCGGCCAACTTCTCTCTCCTATCACTACCCGGTTCTGCCTGATTGCGCTCTTCCTTGAACTCCTGCTTCAGGACCATATAGTCGTCAACCAATTCACGGACAATTCCGTCGTGGTCAGTACGGAACGTCTGTCCGTTTTCGGCAACTACGTGCGGTATCCCTTCTCGCTCTGCACGCTCTTTTTCGATACGGGCATCGGGACTGACATTGAGCATCTGCTGAGTCCGAGGATATAGAGACTCCAAATCGATGCCGACGACGTTCTCCTTACGTCCCGAGAAAGAAGGAAAAACGTAGGCCCCTTCGTAGTTTACTTCATCGGTATCGCCCCCGACGTGGGGGTTGTCGTAGGCTGTAATCATCGCAAGACCATTTTCTCGGCACTTCCGACGCACGGCCATCTCGATGAACTCGTTGTTCTCGTGCGTCCGTCTCCAGTCCACGCCAACGATGTCCTTTAGTCTACGCTTGAACTTCAGAACGCCTTCTTCCTCGTTGATTTCCACGGTGAGGCGGGTGTCTTTGACGTTGTAATTAATAAATTTGACAGGATTGTCGCGGTACATCTCATAGTACCCCTGCTCCTGATGCTCGATTTTGGTATCATCGAGCGCATCTTCAGCAACATCGTCAAGAGCGTAGGAGCGCGGTTCAGTGAACTTCGTATCGCCCCAGCCATCCATAAGGTCGTAGAGAGCGCGACCCGCGATGTTGGGTTTGAATTGGTCGTTGTAGTCGTCAATCTCTACCTCAGACTCTCGTGAAAGGCGCGAGGCTTTGGCTCCGACACGCTTCATACGTTTGATGATGTGGGGCAGGTCGAAGCCATCATTGCTGCTGTCACCGCAATTCCATCCTGTCAGTAAATCTGGATTTTTCTCCCGAACGAACAGCCCGAAAAGGTCGAGCATGGTCTTTTCGGTTGGGGAGTGCTTCAGCGCGTCGGGTTGGTCGATGCCGAGGTCGGCAAGCCCGAACTCTTCGTCGTCGTTGGCGAGTTTCGCACGCTGAACGGGAGACAGGTCGAAGAACGACTCGAAATCCTCGCGGTCGCGGTCGAGAAAGACCGTGTATTCATCGTCGTAGCTGTCGTGGACGGCAATGCTCAGAATCCGAGCCTCGCCGGGGTCGGGGAACCCTGAACCACGGTCGTCCGTCTCGATGTCGAGGGTCATCACCCTTGGTTCCACATCGGTAATCTCCACAGGAGAAATATGGTCTTTGTCTACGATGATGTGATTCCCCCGCCGATTATCGGTGGGAACCTCTACACCGCTCTTGATGCCGTGGTCAATCCGAAAACGTTCGGTGAAGAGGGTGTCAGCACCCCAGGTCTTGTCGAACTCTTCGCGGAGTCGCGGCACCGAATGTGGATATTTGACGTTGACCTTCACCAAGTCAGAGGGTTCGTCGTCAAAGCGTTCGGAGAGCGGAATGGTATCCACGGATTCGTACTCGATAAGGTCCTGGTGGTCTGCCGGCTGCACCTTATCGGTTTGGTCCTCGGTAGTGAGGAAGTACGGCGAGAACCCCCGGACAGTCACTCTGAGTGGTTCGCGCTCCGCGTTCCGTCCGTACAGTCTGACGACAACAGAGTCAAAGTTTGTCTCGCCCGGATACAGCGACTCTACTGTCGTCACATATAGTTTTTCTGACATTATTCTATATCACTCCAGCCATCACAGGTAATCGAGATGGTCGTACCGTAACGGGGCTGTTCTTCACGGGCTTCAGTACCACAGAGCGGGCATTTCCGAGGCTCTTCTCCGTACTCCCAGTTACCGCACTTATAGATGACCATTATCGCTCTCACCTACAACGGCTCCGCCGCCGTACTGGATTATCTCTTCTCGGACCTTTCCGCAGTTCTCGCAGTTGAGCCTCACCACTCCATCCTTCGCGGAGAAGTCTGCTTCGGCGCTACCCGAACACTCGGGACAGGTTACTTCTGCTTCTATTCTAACCGTATCTTTTTTCATTGCGTTGAGCATTGTTATTTCTTGACCGTAATGTCGCAATCTATCTCTCGTAGCGGAATCGGCTCAGGGACAATCCCCACTTCACAGCTTGAATGTCCCCTGACGCTACGATGTTCTTTGACGAAATTACAAACCAACTCTGTGAGTCCAATCGGGGACCAGTTTGTTGGCCTCGACTTTTCGGTGTTCAACAGCACCTCGTCGCACTCTTCACAGGTAACAACGACTCGTTCAGGAGGCCACGTTTCCTCGAACGCATCGATAAGGCCGCTTCGTTTCATCTCGACCGCGTAGCCCCTTGCTGTCCCTGATATTTTCCATCGTATCCACTGGAGGGGGTACCGAGCTTGAAGAAGACGGGTTGTGCAACTCTGTCCCCCACCGATAAGGTGACGGGACTCTCACCCATGTTCAACAATTCCAGCGTGACCGACCCCTTGAATCCGGGGTCTATCCACCCTGCCGTCTTGTGGACAATAACACCGAGGCGACCGATAGTGGAGCGCCCCGTCAGTTGCGCGGCGATATTGTCCGGCAACTCAACTGTTTCCTTTGTATGCCCCAAGTAACGCTTGCCGGGCTTCAGCGGATGCTGGCCCGCTGTCTCCGTTTTTCCCTCCTCGCAATGGTACAGCTCTTCTCCCATCCGAACGTCCAGTGAGGCGGGCTGTATCTGCTCCTGATTCGGATGGGGGTCACACCCTATTTCGCCTCGCCCCACCTTATCGATGATTTCCATGTCAGAAAGAATCATAGGTGCCGATTTCAACATCGGAGCGGTCAAAAGCCCGGAACCGTGGAGAGTTCACTGGAACGTAATTCAGGGTGAGCTTCAGCGTCCCTTCACCGATGCTATGGAGACTACACTCCTGTTGGAAGTCTTTGGCAGTCATTGTCAGCACATTACCTCCATCGAGGACGACAAGCTCGCCGTCACCGTTAATGAGATGAGTGGACCATGAAGTCGGGACCAGTACCTTACCGTCTTTAATATAGTCTTCTTTGATTACAATGGCTTTGCGACCGAGCTTCGCATTGCGGGCATTGAAGCCGATGACCTTCTCTTTCTCAAGAGGGTGGCTGATAGTGGACTTTACCTTCAGTTCGGGGGTGATGTTGGGGTACATTATTGGATTTTATCGCGGATGGTTCGCATCGTCTCGCTGTCCTCTTCATCGAACCACAGCAGGTTCTCTTTGTGAGACTCGATACACAGCGTCAGCAGCCGTATCAGTTTTTCTTTCTCTTCGTCTGTCAGGTCTTGCGTTTCAGTTACACTCATGATGATAGGTCGTGTCCCGCTCTACCGTGAGCGGAGGCCTGTCAACGGAGTCGAACCGTTGTTTCTCCAAACAGGTAACTTAGAGAGAATTAAGACTTCACATTCTGCATCGTATCGAACACCAGCTCAATCCACCGTCCGTAAAGCTTCATGAACTTCATCACCGATAAGGCGATGAGATACATCAAGGCCGGCCCGAACAGCACAAGGAAGATAAGAAGAAAAACGAAGGAGAAGCTGAGCCACGTCATTTGAGTTGCTGTTCCAGATTCGCGGCGATTGCCTCTCGCCCCGGCTTATCGATATAGCCCTCGCCACGCATCTCTTCGATTAGCTTCCGAATGGTATACTCTCTGAGTTCTACCGTTTCTGTATCTGATAGCTTCATTATTCTTTTCCAACCTCGCTTTCACAGATGTCGTAGTACCAACATTTCCCATCGCCCCAATGGCAAAGCGGGGATTCGTCGCGCTCGAAGTTCTTTGGTTCTCCATCTTCATTCATTTCCTCGGGAAGCTCTTGCATACCCAGAGCGGCGTCCTTAATCTGGAAGCGCCTCTCCTTTACCCCGAACTCCCCGACGACCAGTTCGTCATCCCGAGGATAGTAAATAGCAACAGCGTCTACATCGTAAGCATGGGATGACAGCCATCCATAGAACTCTACTTCGAGCATCAACTCCTCCATCACTTCATCAAGGAACGGCGCGCCTTCGTACTTTATCGTCGGACAGTCCCCCGTCTTGTAGTCGAGGATGGTAACACCGGAGCCGGTCACACCCGGAACGGAGGCGCTGTTGAGAACAACGTCGGCCTTTCCCATCCACGGTATATCTCCTACCGGAGGTCCCTCGGGGTCTACGTAGTCAGGCTCTCTCTCATACCCCTCAGGGGGTTCTCCCATCCAGAACTCCGCTTCCACTTCGAGGGGTTCCCATGCTTCCAGCACTACTCGGTCTACATCGATAACGCCGCCCGGCACTCTGGATTCAGCAAAGCTAATCGAACGCTTCGCCTCTTCGAGCCGTCGTAGCTCGAATTTCCAGAAGTTAGAAATGTAGTCAAGGAATTGCGCCTCGTTTCCGGTGCGCGGCATCAGCGGTGTGAACCGCTTTGGCGTTCTGTCGTATTCCTCGATGAAGTCTTTCAGGTTCTCATGGAACTTCTCGAATACGCGGTGGACAATAGAGCCGCGCTCCGTTGCCATCGTCCCCGGAGGGCGTTCCTCGCAATAGTATTTGTTAAAAAACTTATATGGGCACTGCCGATATAGCTTAATTCTGGACTTTGAGCAATATCTCAACCCTTGGTTGCGCTTCGAGTCCGACACCGATAAGGTGGTGTCGGGGTCAATGCCGCTCAACTCTGTGTCTGTATGTGTCATTCTATTTCGTTTTCGAGTTCTTCCACGTGGTCAGTAATTTGCATGGCGCGGTCCCCATCAAATTCGATGACAACGCGCCCCTCTTCGTCTTTCCGAAGCGCGGCCTTGAAGAGCATTTTCCGCAACGTTTCTTTGTCGAACGTTTCGAAAACAAAGGCCCATTGCGCGTTTTCTTTATTCTCCATCGGTCATTTCTTCGAGTTCTTCTATCATCGTCGGCAAGTCGTCTTCGAAGAACTGCATCGTTATCTCCCTTCCACCCTCCATCTCACCTCGGAGGTTCCGAAGGTCTTCGGCAAGGTCTTCAGCAAACTCTTCGTTGACGAGGCGCTGAAAGGCGGTCTTGTCGTCAGCCATCGCTCTGTAAACGCGCCCCACATTCCGCGTAGCCCGCTATATCGACCCAGTTGTCCTCAAGATATTGCCCTTCAGCGTTGCGAGCGACCTTTAGTAGAACCATCAGGTTCGCCACATCCGAGGCCTCAATCTGGGTGTCGAGATAGCCGGACCACATCGAGGCGATTCTGTCGAAGGAGTCCTCGGGGTCGCCGTGGGCTTCGGGGCGTTCGTAGACAGCTTCCTCCGCCTTATCGAGGACGAACGTTTCGCGTCTTTCTTTCTTATACTCCATCTCAAGCTCAGTTGCTTTAGTCTTCATGGACTTCTACTTCGAGCCTCAGTAGCTTTTCTTCAGGTTCCACAGCGTTGCGTTCTTCCGAAGCTATCATCCGAGCCAAGCCGGACCGCACGCTCCCGACGCTTTCCTTCTGCCGCAGTGCCTCGCCCGCCTTCTCGGGGAAGTCTATTTCTACGCGCTTTTCTATCTCGACTACGTATGTATCTGGACGTTGGTGTCCGTCGCTGTCACTCATTTTCGTGTTTGCCTCTGATTATATTACCGCCACCTAATTTCTCGTCTTCGCGGTCATCTCCAAAGGTGAGGTGGAGATTGTTCGTCATTGGAGGGTCATTGAACGACTCTACTCCCTGATATTCGTTCATCGATACATCTCCATCTACGTCTGTGTATTCAATCCAGAGAGTGAACATTGCTATCAGCTTTCGACCCGCATCACCACCTCTTCTCCAATGAACTCGTCAGGGGTCATCGCTTTGTCATCAATGTATTTGTCTGCTCCGCCCTTCTCGCACCGAAGACCGTGGTATGGTACCTCATGGATAGTAAGCCACCCCGCGATTTTCGACGCCTCACGCCATTCCCGAGCGGTCCAAACCACGACCTTTTTTCCTTCGGTGAACTGCTCCCGGACCGCTTCTATCATCTCTTCGTTCGGCTCTTGCTTATCGGCAGGGCGCCACTCCTCGGAGCTTGGTTTTGTGAGTGTCTTGTCGAAGTCAACCGCGTATAGCAGTCCGGAAGTCATGATTCTCTCAGAACATCGATAGCCGTCGTTCTGTCCTTTCCATCATGTTCCTCCTCGATAAGGGCAAGACGCTCCTCCGACGACAGCTCCGCCCCCGCCACTCGTGCTCTTAGTTCAGTAACGGTTAGTGCAGAAGGGTCGAATGGGAGTCTATCTGCCTTATCGGTGTTGACCCTCGTCAGGACCGTGATGCTATTTTGCGTCTTCTCTATTACTTCAAGGAACTCTCCCTCTGGTTCTTTGTAGGTGTGTCTACCCGTACTCTCTAATGTCACTTCTTTAAGCATTGTAACGTTAACGTCAGGTGGGGTTGAAGTACCCCGAGTATTCGCCGTCTCGGTTTCCGTATAGCTCTTCGTCGCCGCGCTTTAGTCGAAGATGCAGGCCGAACGCAGACCGCTTGACTGCCTTCAGAACCTTGATTACCTTCTCATCTGAGTTCTTCTGCTTCTCTTCTTGCAGTCGTTGGTCTATGCTCTTGTAGAGAGCGAGCGAGCCGTTCTTGTACTGTTCCAGTTCATTGTGACCGGTGAGTAGGTCGAGTATTATCATGTTGAGCGGCATATCTCCGCTCGGCGCATCGATTCTGATGTTCTGTGCTATCTCTTGAATTTCTTCCTCTGGGATGTCATCGATGTCGGTCGGGTCAGGATGCTCCATCTTTGACGACGATTCCCTGGGAGGCTTCCACTCAGCGGTCTTTTCGTAGCTGCTGAGACAGTGAACGTTTCCGTCTGTTTCTATCGGTTCCGCGCGAATCTCAGCAAAGAACGTGGAGCCGTCCTCTCGAAGCATTTCACGCTCGAATTTGAGCGTCTCCCCGGAAAGAACTCGCGCCAATTTTTTCCCGTCATCGATTTTCATTTCGGGGACAAACTGCCCGACTTTCGCCCCCAATAGGTTCTCGGTAGTAGTGCGTAGTTCCTCTTCAGCGACTCTGTTGGCCCACACTATCGTCCCATTTTCGTTAATTACTGAACATGGTTTGTTTTCTGTATCTACGTCGGTCGCGGTGATTCCGTTAGCGTTCATTTGTTATTCTTACTCGACCCGCCCTGCGGCTTTCGCGTCTCTTACTATTTCGTCGTCGGTGGGATGTCCTGTACCGCCACAGATTATCCCACACGCCGGACACGTAGGCTCAGAGTCGGCATCGTACTTTGCTTCAATGCCGCACTCCGGACATTTCACTCGTTTGTACGTTACAGACTTCTTGACTATACTCCCGCCAGGAACCGTCTTAAGGATTGGGATTCCGGGCGATAGTTCTTCTCCCGTGGTTGGGTGCGACGTACAATATTTTTCGTGGGGGTCGTCGGTCACATGAAGATACTCAACGTATTTCCCGACGCGCGTTGTGTTCTCCGTCATTACCCAATTATTAACGTCTGTCTGTATGGAATACCCATAGGGACTTAACTCTAACGACTTTAGGTCTTTGAGTGTTCATTCTAAAATCCCCTTTCAACCGTATTATGACACGAAGCGCAAAGCGGCATCAGGTTCGAGAGTTTGTTTGCTTCTTCATGGTCATCGTACTCTTCGAACGGGGTGACGTGGTGAACATCGAGAGCCTGTCCATGTAGACAGCGATAAGCCCAGGATGGGATTCCACACACCTGACAACGGCCATCGCGCTCTCGGGCTTTCTCTCGCTGTTCAGACCAGTTTGGTCCGTAGTAAGGCCACCACTCACGGTCAGGGTTCCAGCTTGGATGGTCTTCTCCAGTAGGGAAGTCTCTGGCCTCTACTTGGCAGTCCCGAGAACAGTAGATACTTTTGCTTGTATTTGACTCATATTTTTCGAACGTAGAACCACAAACTTCGCACTCAAAGTTTGATGGTCCTCCTTCCCATGCAGGGGAGTTCTCACCGCTCTTATGTTCAGATATGAACTTTCCGTGACACTCCTGAGAACAAAAGGTTTGGTCTGAATTTTCTTCAATAGAGCGTTTCCGTTCGAATTTATCACCACACCACTCGCAAGTAACTTCTACCATCCGAGTCCAGTCATGGACCTGAGAGCGGTGTGAGTCTCTTCCCCGCTCTGTTGGTAGTTCTCTATCACAATCGGGACAAGAATAAGACATATTATAGAGCCAGATTAACCGCCTTTTCTTTTTCTTCTTCGGTAACTGGGGAAGTGAAATTTATTGGATAAAGCCAACTCAAAGGCTGGTCATCTGAGCAGCCATGCACCGAAGCGGCGGGTTCGTCCCACTCGGCCAGCGATTCCTCATAGTCAGAGGGCGGAACGATGGCGCCGGACTCAAGGACGGGGTTCGAGGCGATGCTATCCAACTGGAACGTGTGATAGTGACCCCGATAAGCGATGTCGAACTCGTGTTGGTCCTTCCACGCATACCAACGCTTCTTTCCGGCAGAAGTACCGATGTGTTCGAGGCTGTTCTGGCCGTGACGCAGATGTCCTCGATGTCCCGTCTGGAGGTCGGGCGGAAGTTCGTGGAGCTTCACACTGAGGCTGTCTGCGGCCTGTTGTTCTTCCTCCTTATCGACGCGCATCCTGAAGTTCGTATAGTTCCCCGATGCCGACCGAACGAACCTGACGTTATCGTAGCCGCGGTCACGAACTCGGCGGTCAAGAGTCATGAAGAACGCGGTGTCGATGTTATCGTCAGGCCCCATTCCGTCCCCACGAAGTTCACCGTGGTTCCCGTTCTGACACACCACTTGGACCGTCTCGAACTCCTTGGCGGCACGGTCGATGAACTCCATGTAGATGTCCGAACCAATGGTAAGCTGTTCGGGCATCGAGAGTTGCGTTTCCCAGGGTTGGGTGGGGTGAACCCCTATACCATGTAGGTGGTCGCCACCCATCAGGATATGGAGCGTATCGAACTCGACCCCGGCCTTTTCCTGCCTACGTTTTAGTTCGAACACCCTATCTGAGACGGTCCGAACACGGTCGATACCGATTTCGGCGCTGAAGGTTTCGTTGCCGAACTCGTCGTGGTATGCCGCCCCGATGTGGTCGTCGGAACGGTGGCACACCATGTCTTCGTGCGACTCCCTCACCGATAAGGTGGTGTCGGCTGGAGCGCGGCCATTCAGGTCCCGGTCGAGATACTGGATTAGCTCGTGGACCTTCTCCTTCGCGTCCTTCGTGACCGAAGCCTTCGACCGTAGCTCGTGGGTCGGGTAGTTCGGATTGACGGGATGCTCCTTCGCTTGGGGCTTGTAGTAGAACTCCTTTTCTTCGCCGTCTTTCCGAACCCCGAGCGGGACCCCATCTTCCTTCTGGAGGTTATTGATGTGGTCGCGGGCCGTCGAGCGATGGATGTCGAGGCTTTCGGCTATCTGTTCGTAAGTGGCACCGCCGTTCAGAACGAGGGTGAACACTTGCTGTCGCTTCTGTGAGCTGATGTTGGTTTGCGTTTTCAAGGTAAAGTTTGGTCCCCGCCGCTGGGGATAGACGCTATTTCTGGATGTCGTCGTTACGTCGGTACACAGAGCAGGAGCTTCCAAGGCAAAACTGCGGGGCCTCGTCTGCTATGTTCGCACAGTTGAACTCTCTGTATCTGCGTCCGACGATGTTGTTAATCTGTTCGTCCGTGTATTCTTCTCGGTAGCCTGGAATTTGTTTAAAGAATTGATGTATCACCTCTCGCGGGACGCCCATCTCCACGAAGCGACTGATGATGGATAGCTCCATCACGTGCGAGGCGTTGCCGTGGTCGAACGCATCGTCGCGCTCACCAAATGCCTCGATGCACGGTCGGTTCGCGGTGAGGAACGCGAGGTCTTCAAGCTCGATGTCGTCATTTGCTTTACGGTCGTACTCTTTAACCGCTGCCGAATCGAACGTTGAAGAACTCTCGGAGACACTTCTGGTAGCCCCCTGAGTGGCGTTACGGATGTACTGAGCCACTTTGTCGCCTGCCGAGTGTGATGGAACACGTTCGTACCCGGACGGCCAGCGCGGCGCTCTCGTCAGGCTTAGATAGTCTTCAACGCGAAGGTCGGCCAACTCGTTCATCGTTACCGGAACACACCACCGAGTCTCGTCGTCGTACTCCGCGCCGTGGTGGATGGTATTGGGATGCCGGGCCAATCGCCCGAGGTCTGAGGCGTCAACATCCACCCACTTATCGATGTTGACCCCGCCAGCCGTGGAATTGAGCCACGACATTACCTGTTCACCGTACTCTTTGAGTCCGTTCTTGAACTGCTGAAAGTCACCGTTGTTGGCGGCCAACGTCGGGAAGTCCAGGTAGATGTGGAGTCCCTTATGACCGGACAGAACGGCTCTGAAGTGGCGCTCTTCTCCCGCCTCGATAATGGCTCTCGCAATCATCCTTGCACGCGCGAGAAGTGCGCTAATGTCTCGCTTCCACGCCTCAAACGACGTATCGCCGTCGTTGGGGTCGTAGTCGCCGCCCTCCACGTCGAGGTCGATGAAGATGCAGTCTACCTTCGGAATGTTTCCGTCCCGGCTGTGGCCTCGCGGGAACGAATACACCGAATAGTAGCCCGGCATCCCCGCACGACCGGCATCCTCCAGAAACTCACAGAACTGTTGCCGTCTATCGCAACGGACCTGAATCGAATCTGGAGTAGATACCTGACGTGGATAGCTCGGAGCGAAGACGCTACTTGCTTTCCATAGTGCTTTATCTTGTCTCACGGTTCGTACTCTGGATACCTCCGGTTCGGTTCTGTCGCCAGAGAAGCCAGCAGAACGGACAGACCGATAAGGCAAAGACCGACGCCGAGCCATCCCCCGTAGCGATACGAAATAGAAAGAAATCGCCACGACAGGACGGAGAACCCAGCCATCATGAGTACGAACGAAATGAGGAGAAAGAAGTCTTGGAGGGTCATCGGACCCTAAATGTCCGTACTCTCGACTTGCGGCTCCTGGCTCCGATTGACCTTGTGAAGTTCGTGCAGGAAGTGGCTCCCTTTTTCGTAACTGGTTCGCATCACGGGGATGTACCACTGGCCATACTTCTCCACCTTATCGCCGTCGTGGCCCAGGCCGAGGCAATGGCCGATTTCGTGAACGACTCGGTTAATTCCTTGGTGGTTTTTGCCCTGCCCAAAGAGGAACGGCTTCTCGTCGGGGTCGTAGTCGAACCCTTCGAAGTAGCTCGGTCCGTTGATGATAGCAGTGAAGCCACCACCAGCTCCCGCGACTCCCTCGTCATCGATAACGAGGCAGTTGGCGTCCTTGGAACGAGTCGAAGGTGGAACTCCATTCCAGAAGTAGTCATTCCAGTCTGACATATTCTGGATTTCTGCGGGAACTGGTTCCTCTACGACGGTCACATCAACCGTGTATTTGTCTCCCCACGCCTCTTCGAAGACGTAATTCACGTAGGGAGCAGACTGACGGCAGGCCTGAAGACCAAGCTCGTCTCCTTCACGATGGTAGAGACTAATTTCGATTGTCTCTTCTCCCTCACCTTGATGGGGGGCCTCGACCCGCTTCGTCGGCGGCCAAGTAACCTCGAAGTCCATATCTTCATCTTCTGACTCTTCTTCGCCGCTCTCGTCCTGAGGTTCAGACGATTTCTCTTCGGACTCCTTATCGTGGTTGTGGTCGTGGCCTTCGTCTTCAGGAGTAGGCTCAGGTTCGGAGTCGGGCTGTTCCTCTGTCTCTTCCTCAGATTCCTTTTTGCCCTTATCGGTACTGTCGTTCTGTGGTTCAGGCTCCTGACTAAAGCCAAAGAGCCGTGCGAGTAGTCCAAATACGTATTTTGCTATGTCGCTTGCCATTAATACTTAAGTCAATGTACCTTGACTGTCTTCTAATCCGCTGGAGAACGCCGCTTCTTCTTTTTCTTCTTGCTGTTCGACCGTTTCTTCGAGTTCGTTTGCTTCTTCTTCTGACAGATTTACGGTGTGACCCTCGAACGGATGGGTGACGAGCAGCCCATCACCTTCGAGGAATTGTTGTTCATAATCCATTGCAACCGGCTTCGGGTAATGTTCATGCACTACCTCACGGGTATCCTCGATAACGGTGGGCCAGTCGAGATTGACGCCACGGCTCACCTGTTTTGCAAACTCCGAGGCCGACCACTCGTGGGGCGTGACGCTCTTGTCGGGCCGGACGTAGCCCTTCGTCTTCATGTTCTTCAGCGCCGAGCGAACGTCGCTGTTGGTGATGTTCCAGCCGCGCTGACGCATCTTACTCTGGAGCGTTCCCACGTCGAACTGCTGACCGTAGTTGCTACGGAGCAGGTCGAGCAGATGGAAGTCCTTATCCTGAAGGTTCAGCGCCGACAGCACCATCTTCTCACCGAACACGCGCATCCCAAGCCAAGCGTCGGCGGGGGTGACGAGGAGCGTCACGTCGTTATCGATGCGGTTCTCGCCATTCCACATCTTCTGCGGCACTTCGATGCGGTCATCGTAGTGGAACAGCGTCACCGACTTCATGAAGTCCGAAAGGCGCGGGAAGTCGCGGCGAGCTTCGGTGAAGTGCTGCGGCAGCGGATTCTGTTCGTCCAGCGCAGGCATTACAGGGTTCAGGAAACCACCGGGGTCGCCGTCACCGTAGGCGTGCATGGGGATGGTCGAGACGTACTCTCGAATCTCCTCAGCGCGTTCTTCCTCGATGTTATACTCGATAATCCCGGCCTCTTGCTTTGCCTGCCGCGTATTGACCTTCTCGGTAAGGTCGGCGGAATCATCGATGCCGAGGACGAGGGCGCGATTTCGAATCTCGGCATAGTCATTGATGTCCACCTGTTCGTTGTCCGAAGCAAGGAACAAAATCATACAGTTCGGCGGCATCAGCGTTTGCGTCACTGTCTGCCGCTCACCGCCGGTCACATCGTTGTAGGTGTGGCTGATGGGGTTGCCGTCACCGTGCCGCTTCCAGATGTCTTCCAACCAGTCTTTTCCCTGAATATTGCTGATGTCCTTGTGACGGTGGACGGGGCAAGAGTTAATTTCCCGAGCATCCTCATAGAGCGCCGTCTCGCTCATTGAGGTGGGAATCTGGTAGACCCAGTTATCGGGAACGCAGAACTCGGCGGCATTGACGACGGCATCTTTGCCACCCGATGAAAGGCCAGTCATGACGACGAACCCGCCACCGAGAAAACTCAAGAATACAACAAGATGTGAGTCAGCTTCGCCAACCAGTCCCCAATCTTCTCTCAAAAGCGATACCTCGTACAGGCTTGGATTGTCAATCTCTTCGATGTTCATTGGTTGTGTCTAAGGAGTACCCTCACGGGCTAACGTCGGGAACATCTCTTCCGGAGATACCCCCAAAGACGGCCCGTGAGGGCCGTGGTCACTTCGTTACCGTAACGCGCTACTCGTCGCTGAAGTCTTCTTCACGAAGATGTTCCTCATGCTTACGCATCGCCGCGCGTTCAGCGGCTTCCATCACATCGTCCTGCCGTTCGACCAGCCACGGTTCGTACTCCACGTCTTCGGGAACGCTATGGACTTCTTTTACGAACGCCTCGATGGGTTCGTATTGACTGAGTTGAATTTTACGTGAAGCCGAAACTTCGACCTGAACGACAGACTCGGAGCGGTCGGTCATGCTACCATCCCAAGCATCAGCACACCGAAGTGCTGGAGAATGTAGTACGCGCCCCCAAAGAGGACGATTGCCAGCGCCACGTAGAGCGCGATTTCAATCAGTATTACCAGCAGGGCCACGCCTCCGAAGGCAGCGGTCAGGCCACCTTTCAGTAAGTTCCTACTGCTCATGTGTTAGTCCGAGCGACGGTTCGCCTCTTCGGCAGCGGCCTCCCAGTCAATCTCGTCAGGATTGTCCACCTCGTCGGCGGCGAACTCCCGAATCTCGTCGGCGTCAGTCTCGCCGTTGCGAGCCATGTAGTCGATAAGGTCGTCCAGAACCTCGGGGACATCCTCGGGAAGGCCAGCGGAGTCAGTATCGGTCGGCTCTGCCGGCTCCTGCGTCGTCTGCGGTTCCTTCGTAGACTCCGTAGCGGACGAGTCGCCAGACTCCGTAGCGGTGCCGCCATCGGTGGCGGTCGCCTTATCGCTGTTGGCCTCGGAGTCGTCGTCGCTCTGGATGCCGTTATCGATGGTGACGAAGTTGCTGGTCTTGGCATCCATCAGGTTCGGCGTCCGGTACGACACCGTGCCGTTCTCGACGTTCATCTCTTCCTCGGTAATCCACAGTTCGAGGGTTCGTCCCTCTAACTCCGGACGAAGCTGCACGTCGTTGGTCGCCAGCCACTCACTATCATCGTACTTGGGGTTCGTGTGGGGTTCGCCACGCGGAGTGGGGTCGTCGCCGTTGTCGTTGATGACCTCGTTACCGGAGACGGCCATCTTCTTGGCGAACGTCCGAACCCACGTCTTGTTGCCAAGGAGCATCGCGGCCCCGCCCACCTCTATGGCAGGCTCACTCGTCGTGGACACCTCCACACTATCGTTGGTCGCAACATCGCCGGCCTCCTCGATAACGGCGCCGACAGGAGTGTAGAAGTAATCCCGCCCGCCGAACGTCTCGGAGAACCCGGCAACGCGGGGGTGGTCCAGAACGTCCTGCGCCGACATCTCGCCGCTGTACCCCTCATCCTCATCGAAGTTCTCGTAGACCAGCCCGTCCTCGGGGTTGAGGTTGAAGAACTTGCCCGCCGAGAACACCTTCCAGGTGTCGGGCTTGTCGTCGCGCTGGAAGACGATGCCGTCCAGCACCTCGGCGCCCCCGAAGTTAGCGATGAAGCTCGCCCCGTACTGCTCGTGCGACGAGACGTTGATGTTGTCAGGCTCGACGCGGAGCGCCGCGTACTCCTGAAGCTTCAGCGTGGTCTGGTCGTAGTCGTCGTTGTTGTTACTATCGTTGCTACCGCCGTTACCGCCATTGTAGCGTGACATTGTAAGGTTGTGATGGGTCGGTCAACCGCACCGCGTCACTTCGGGTGCCAACCCTGCACCCAAAGAACTGAGGCAGGATGCCTCAAGACCAGAGTGGGGAGTCGAACCCCGAAAGGGCCTGATTACCCTTCTGGCGAAGCTACCACCGAAACACGTTCGGCGGGTAGTCGTGGAAGGCGTATTACTACTGGAAGACGCCGAAATCCAGAATCGAAGGTCACGTTTCGCTTTTCGACCCCTGAGGGTCTTCCTCGATAAGGCGGGGTGGAGTGACAGTAAGCGCCTCCAGCAATTCATTTGCCAATTCTCTGACTTCATTTTCATCCAGGTACTCAATATCGTCCGGCACCGCAACGATGCTGACAGCATTTGGAGTGGCGCTGTCAAGCACTTCGAGCGTGTGTTGTATGTCTTCACTATCCCACTCCGAGCGGTCGAAGCTGATGAACAGAGTTCGTTTATCTTCCATTGTAGCTTTTGTTTTTGACTGTAATTGTGAACTGTTCATTCTCTCTGTCGTGGCAGCTACACTGACAGAAGTCGCCGCACGGCTCACAGATGCAATCAGGCATCGTCTTGGTCTGAGCGTCCGACTGTGATTGTCATGGTTTCTATTTTGATTTCTGTTTCTGCGTCGGATGTGGGTCCATCGACCTTATCGGTGTCAGAGTCGCCTGACTGGTCTTCGGACCCGTAGCACAACCAACGCCAGAAGGCTCTGATTCCTTTCATTGGTCGAACATAAACGGAGGTGGCGTCATTTGGGCGAGGCTCCGCGCTCAACGCCAACTTGCGCGGCCAATAGTCCCGGTGAGATTCGAACTCACGGTATCTCCGGGTTCAAAGCCCGGCGCTTTTGGCCGCTTTGCTACGAGACTAACTTGTCAGCCGTTTCTTCGCTTGGAACTTTTTCATCTTACTATACTTTCTCCGCAATTCCGTTTCTGGAGCTTCGTCTTTCCACAACCAGTAAACTGATTCGCACGAGCTGTCGTATAGAGCAAAAGCATCAACATTTTCGTCGGAATACTTAGTAAATCCATCTTCGGATTGAATTTGGTTCTCAAGATTTGCTCTAAACGTGTTTTCTCTTGACCCGTCCTTGTACCCCTTCTTTACCTGAACCTTCACGAGGTCGCCCCCAATGTCGGCTATTAGGTCGTAGCGGTCCTCAAGAACTGGTTCCGAGGCATTGAAGCCAAGTTTAAGGAGAGTTGATGCTACTATTTGTTCTGCTATTTCGCCGTTACGATTAGTTCCCATTTCTAAATTTGAGACAGCATAGTACCGAACTTCCTGACCGAAAGGCCACGGTCGGTTGTGACGCCGAACCGTGGAAGCCGAGAGCGACCGTTGCAGGCCACATTGTATCTCTCCCGTTAAGGAGATTCACGTCTCTGAGTCGTGTTCTCGGTAAGCGCCGAGGCGAGGACTCGAACCTCGAACCTACTGTGTAACAGACAGTCGCTGCTACCATTTGAGCTACCTCGGCAAAGGGAGGCGACCAAACCTCCCGATGAATCCCGAAGTGACAACGGGACACAACCTTCCGGGGAACCCCCCGGACCTAACACTATGGAGTTTACTTCCATAAGACCCGGACCCCCAAGGGGGCGGCGGTAGCCCGTCTCCCCCCACCTAACTAATGGGGAGCCAAGGACTTAAAGCTGTCGGTTTTAATTGTTTAGATGGCCCCTACCCCCCTTGGACTGGGACGGAGAATAGCAGGGAATTAAGTATGTTCGGCTCATTTCTTTGAGTGAGAGATGCCACATGACAAGCAACGACACTAACAAACACAGAAACCGAGAGAAGACGGTTATTTGTCCCGTCGAGGGTTGCGACCAAGAAGTGCTTTCGAGGGGGCTACATCTCCACGTGAGGCAAAGCACGAGTGGGGACCACGGACCGCAGGGGGAGATTCCGAGCGACGTTGACCTCGATAAGGCGGAACCAGCGGGGGAGAAAGAGGTTGAAATGGAGTATCCCGAAGAAAGAGACGTAGAAGAGGTATTCCGCCTTTGCCCCTACTGTCGGCAACCGTTTCGTGGAAAGCACAATGCCATGATTCACCTCGGCCAGACGGCAGGGCGAAAGAATCATCCCGAAAATCCGAAGGAACGACATGACCCCGAAGACCTTCCGATTGTCCAAGTTGACGACGACAAAAATGTCGTAGAGTTCGTGGAAGAAGGAACGTCGATGCCGTCCACAGAGCGGCGTCAAGAGCGCGAGGAACCGCCCGACCACGACGAGGTTCGAGAACAAATCGAGGACCTGCGTGAGCAGGGACTTGACGAAATGGCCGACAAATTCGAGCAGATGCTACTCGGCAACTGACCACGCTTCGGCAAAGTAGTCCTGGTCGTATTTCAGTTCTGGACTCCTTCGTCGGGGGTTCGTCTCCCGAACCATATCTGCAAACTCCATTAGTTCGTACAACCCCTGCTTTTCGGTGTGAAGGCCGTCCTCTATTCTCGGAAGAATTTGCTCTATCATAATCACCGAACTTTCGTACTCAGTGACAAGATACGGAAGCATTGGTTCGAGGAAACGCTCGATGCTATCTGGACTGTTACAGGCCCATCGGTAGCTTTCCCCCTTACCGTCGTCGTCAGATTCCTCTGTAAGCTTGTACTTTGCTCCGTATTCATCACAATACGCCAACAACTTCCCGAGAAGGGGGTCGTCAGCGTTCGCTGGTCTGCTGATTTGCACTACTGCTGAGTATTGATACCCGATACTGTACCGCTCGTTCTTTGTGACGCGAACCGTAACCGTTCCTATCGCGTCAATGACACCTGCGAGGTGGGCGATGTCTGTGTCGTCCACATCAGGTGCCTTTTCGCCTTGAGTTTGTAGGTTTTTTGGTTGCATTGCTATTCTAAAGTCTTAACTCCGAAAGTCTTAAGTGCTTCACGCTCTTTACTCCAATAAGTACGCTCCGTTAACGGGAGCCGATGTCTACGGGCATCGGCGTGCCGGCTGTGGCGACAGGTCGTGGGTCGCTACGAAGGAACCGCGGAGGTTGCCGCCTAATGGACGAGTCTATAGACTTAAAACCGAAAGTTTTAAGTCTTTGGCGGTTCATATGTTAAATGAAGGCAAGTACCTTTCTCTACTATAGTTTATACTAAGAACGGTACGTACTCTACAGGGTCTACCTCGATAAGGTGGTGTGGACCCTCACCGCGTTAACCCTCAGTGATATACTTATCCCTCACGGTGTTAACCGCTAAGGTCCACTCTACATAGTCGGTACCATGCTGTTAGTACCTGAGGTATCAGTTGATTACTGAACGTTAACACAGTGAAAGTCCCGCCACCTTATCGAGGTTAACTCCGCAGAGTTAGTAGTATATAGTATAACAGTAGAGAGGAGACTTGTCTGTAACTCTAATGTATCAATGGAACACATTCAAGAAAAAGAACCGCCTGAAGTAATTACCAGCGATACCGATAACGCAACTAAGATTCATCCTTCTGACGCTCCGAGCCATAAGTATCAGCAGTTTCAGAGGTTTCGTGCTTACAATACTGGGATGTGGTATGGGCCAGAAGAAGAGAATAAAGAAAAGGTCAGGCGTCAGGATAATCTTCATCGCTACGATTCAATTGCTTCTTCGGTCGAGTTAACCGATTACCAGAAGTCTCGGGGGAGAAGCCTCTTAGATGAAATCAAGGTAAAAGATGTTGGGATTAACGTTGACTCTATTATTTTTGCCATCTGTGTATTAGTGGCTAATGATGATGTTTCTGAAGGGAGTCGATATTATCCTCACCCGGAAGCTGCCGGTGACGAAATGTTTGTTAGCGTCGGTGAGTCTCTTGAACTCGACCGAGCTGACCAAATTTCTGCCATCGAGAAAGTTCGGGCAATTCTTGATACTGATGACACGAAGAGAATAGACTTGGAAGATTTGATGACCGTTGTGAAGCCCCACCTCGTCGGGGAGTTCTTCGGCTGATGGTTCGACTCAACATCCTTCGCGATACTCGGGAACAGCGGCCCTGGGCGTTCGATGACTTCGACGTTGAGATTCGGGATGTAACCATCAATACGGGCGACTATACCCTTGTCGAGTTCTGCGACCACGATGGAGAGAACGACACCTATCACCCTCGATATGCCGTAGAGAGGAAAGGTGGTGACGACTTCATCGACAGCATTACTCGGAGTCGAGAGCGATTCAAGCGCGAAGTCAAACGCGCCCAATCCTGGGACTCCGAACTATTAGTTCTCATAGAGGCGCCTCGACGGACGTTCAAACGTCGGGAGGGGTTCATGCAGTACCGAGACGTATCATGGAATGTCATTTCCTCCACTGTCGAGAAGTGGGAGAGGTACTACAACGTGAACTTCCGCTACGCTGGAAGCAGAGAACGTTGTCAGCAAATCGCCTTCGATGCTCTTTCTTCCTGGTTGCGAGCGATGTTAACTTCGGAGGGGTGATTTTCCTCCGAAGCTATTACAAGAAGTAGTCTTTGCGTTGCTCCATCTTGCCCTTCTCGGTGCGTTTGTCGTAGTGCTTGTCGATAGCCTCTTCGTTGGCGTTCATCCTGTCACTCACGGCTTCGCTCGGCACGTCTTCGGAAAGCCATTGCGTAATCGAGGAACGCCTGATGGTGTGCGGCGAGAACGACGAGGGGCATTTGCTTGCTTTGTCGCTGAGCCTCGCCGCTTCGCACTCTTCTATGTTCCTTCCGTGGGGACAGTCTCCGCTGTATTCACAGGGGCGGGCCAGCTTGTAGACCCAGCTTCGCATCGTATTCCGGTGCGCCCGTCCGTTCTCTGTTGCGAACAGCGGTTTCCGACCGTATTCGTCTGTCACCGAAGGCCGGCGCTTATCGATGTAGTCCCTCAGAAGCTCCACCTCGGGAAGGGCGAGAGAGATGGGACGTTCGCCGTTAGACTTGTTCTTCAACGGTGTGTCCGATTGGGGTCGGTGATGAATCTCGACGTACTGCTCGTCCATATGGATGTCTCTAAGGTCGATTGCTCGCGCCGACCCTATTCGCATCCCTGTATGCCATAGTAGAGCGAACAGCGTGTGTTGCTGACTCGCGTATTCGAACTCTGAGAGATGTTCGAGAATGGCGCTTGCTCGTTCTTGACTGAACTTGGTGTCCCGAGCGTCTTCGTTGGGGTCGAGCTTCGGAATCCGTATCTTTTCGTGAAGGCCGTGTTCGATTGCTTCGTAGCTTTCGGCCCACTTCACGAAGACTCGAAGCGTTGTCATCTGCGTATGCCATGTCACGTTGTTCAACCCCCCATCTTGTTTTCGCCAATGCCGGAAGTCCTGAAAATCTCGTCTCGATAAGTGGTGGAGAGAGTCCAGCCCGTTATCGAGGCACCACTTCACGAAATGCTGAAGTCGGTAGCGGTGGGATTGTAGTGTTTTCTCTGAGACGCCTTCGTTCTCCCGATGCTGGAGGTATTTTTCTAATGCTTCTTCGGGTCCGATGGGTTCGAGATTGTTGTTGGGTTGCATGGTGCGCGAACCGAGGATGCGCCACCTCAGTCCCAATCCCTTCGATGTGAGCGTTCCGGCTGATTTCGGACGCCTGAAGGCCTCTCGCGGGAGGTCCTCGGTTCAAATCCGAGTTGGCCCACTCCCCTTGCTGTTCATTTTGATTTCCCATAGGGCGTCGGTGCGCTTATAAGGGGAACTCCGGACCGAAATTGGAGTTGAACAGATGACCTTGGGTGGGTGTCGCTGTCCTGCGGTTCTTACTGGCCGAAGGACGCCAACAACAAAAAGCTACCGTCAGAGTTCTTCTTTATCTGATTTGTCGTACCAAGGAACGTAGCCCTCTTCTCCTTGCTCGACCTTCTCAAGCCGACGTGTAGAGGCCATTTCTGACCCTTCTCCACCAGTGTCGAAACTAACAACCAGCTTACCCGGTCGAGCTTCAGTAACGGTCCCGTGTCCGAACTCTGGGTGTCGAACGCGGTCCCCTTTCTCGAAGTCACGGGACTGTTGGCTGTCGTCGGAGGGGTCGTCACTCATAACTCTCGCTCCACCTGATTCGGAACTTCGACGCCGTACCTCTCACATTTTTCTTTTATTTTCTGGAAATACTCTTCTTGAAGCTGAGGGTTGTCTCTCAGCACTTCTTGCGCCGCGAATAGCTGTATCATCTCTATATCGCTTGCTTCAGGTATTTTTTCTGTCATAGCATTGGACTTTGTGATGTTTCTAATTCGTACTTCACCTGTTTGAGTCGTTCAGCACGCTTTTCATCGACGTTGATTCCTTCTTGTACGCTATCAACCTCCAGCGTAAAAGAGCCGGCCCTCAATATATCTCGAAGGAATCCCATCTGCATCGGCTCTGGACGCATCGTGACTATCCTCTCTTTTTCTCCCCCTCTGTTAGACACTTTGATGCAAAACATTGTGTCTGCTTCAGGGTCGTCAGCACCGTAGGCCACCATCTCAACTCCGTGGACGGCACGCCCATCATCGACCCTCAGTATGGGTCTGCCATTGGCAGTATCCCATCCGAAATGGTTTCGAGTCATTGTTGTGGTTCAAAGCGTAATTTCCAGCCTTCGTAGGAGATAGTAACTTGTCCACAGTCGGGGTCGGGGTCCACGTCAAAGGATACCTTGTCACCGGGACCGTAGGAGTGGAACGCCTCTTCTATCTCGACAACTTTGCCGTCTCTCCCATCTGGCATATCGCTCGGCCACTCTGCGATAGTGGGGAGTTCTACTGTTTTGCCGTCTGGTGATTCGAGAGTGCTGTACTCGAACCGATAAGTTCGCGTTTCGTCACATGACCATCCCTGGCCGTACTCACCTTCGGCGTAATTGCACTCTTGGATGAATATCGCGGCGCCATCTTCGATAACCGGGTCGGACACTCTCGGGGTAAACGTACACTCATGGTGATGGGGTTCATTCCACGGCGCTCTTGGGTCTCCAGCCGAGGTTCCCGGTGGATATGGTGTCATTCTTCCTCCCCGAGAAGGCGAAAAGAGTAGACCCCACCGCCTGCCGTACACTCTAATGCCTTGTCGTAGTTCCATTGAATAACAACTGCTCCGCTTCTCGCATTGTGGATTGCTTTGATGTCCATGTTTTCGTCATCTCGGACACCATCAGCATCACCGATTGGGTCGCGGTCGCCGTTCTGGAGTCGCTCTATGACCACCGTTCGAGTTGGTAAGTTGGACATCACTACACCCACTCGTCTTCTTCTTCGCTGTAATTGCCGACTCGATACACATCGTTCTCTTCGTCGTACTTCACGTCGTAGCCGAACTCACAGAACCGAGAAAGGGTGCCGTTAGTCAACCCCTCCGATTCGAGTTCGAGCGTTGTACAACCCGTGATTTGTGGTGTCTTCATGATTTATCTTTACGTGATTGAAGTCTCTATTCCGCAAAACTCCGGAGGTTATCGAGGCCAGCCACACCGAGGCCGTCAACCGTCAGGAGTTCCGCATCGTTTGCCTGTCGCACATCGACTACGGTTTCGTATCCTTCGTCTTTGAGATTCTTTGACGTTTTCTCACCGATGTGGTCCACCTCTTCCCAGTCCGAGCTTCCGAGTTCCAGCAGGTCTACACTGGAATCGGGCTTGAGTTTCAGGCGCTCTGACGATACCTGTGAGTCGAACGCCGTTCGGGGAAGCATCCGATGCGAATGGTCCTCGCTTTTGTTCTTCGTCTCTTCGGAGCGCAACAGCACTATCTGTTCGTCAACGTAGAGGACCTGAAGAGTTACATCGGTGCGCTGGTCTTCGTAAATCTGTGCGGCTTCTGGGTCTGGCTCCGCCTTATCGGTAAGGTCTATCATGGATTTAATTCTTTTCGCTCCCACCGCTGCTCTATCTCTTCTGCTGAACCGTCTCCATCAACGAGGTCAGCAAGGTCATAGAGATATTCGACCGCGGCGTCGGCACTTTCATCCCAACGCTGGTCTGAGGTGCATTGAATGGCGTTTGCCAGTTCTCGCGCTTCGTCAGCGGTGTAGGCCGCATCCATGCCCTTGACCTTCACGACCACCGCGTTCTCGTTCTCGGTCACGCCAACGGTCATGGAGCCTGCCTTTTGGTTTATGATTTCTGTCGATACGTCGGTCTGAAACTCGGTTTCGTACATTAGGCTGATGTTCTGTCTGGAGCCCTTTCATATTCTCCATTTGGAGAGACGCCAATGCGCTCCAGAACAAAGTTTATCGCCCCCGACTTGGATAGAAGCCATTGGCCTTGAATCCGCAAATCGGATTCTGAAAACACTGACCAGTCGCCCGTAACGGGGTCTTGGTGTACTTCGTACTTCCGAAAGCATCCACCTTCGTCTCTCCATCGTATAATAGCTGTACTTTCTGTCGGTTCTGTAATTTTGACTCTATCCATCATTCTTCGTCTAATTCAGTGACACCTTCGAGGTCGTCTCCGTAGTAATTACGTATCCCCTTGATAGCACTGTACTCTCGGGTGACATTCTCAGCCGTGGCGAGAACGTCTGCTAATTCTTCTGGAATGTCACCAGAACATTGCTGCAACTGGTTTCTGGATTGGTTAATCAGACGAGCCGCTATCGCCAACCGCTTACCATCGCTAAGCTCTTCAATCATCGCCGTCACCTTCGGCGCTGGCAAGGAGGCTCTGCCGAAGTTCCTCGTTGCGTGACTCGAACTCGTCAGCCTTCTCCTTTACCGTAGATTCTAACTCCTCAATCTCAGCGTGGGCAGAGGAACTGCTAAGAGCGTCTTCATCATCGGGGTTCGCACCGATAACGCGGCGCTGGTGTTCGCGGTTCACCTCTCCGAGGACCCTCGAAGGGTTCATGACCATATCGTTCGCGGCTTCGATGTAGCCCTCGGCAGTCGTGGTGTTCTCGCCACCCGAATAAGTGTGGGTGAGAGCGTAGGTTGCCCCATCCCAAAGGGCGGTCATATCAGGCATGAACTGGTTGTCGGCCCGCTGTCGTGCATGGCTCGCCGCCGCCGAAGCCATATAGCTCGGGAAGCCCGACAGCTCATAGAAGGCCTGAATGTTGTCGTTGTGGTCGAACGGCTCGGAGAACTCGGTGTCGAGCATATCGACTTCGATGTCTTCGGCCAACTCGATAAGCTCGGCCAGCCGATTCGTCATCAGCTCCATCTCCTCCAGCACGTCTTCGACCTCATCTTCGAGGTCAACATCTCCGACGTGACGTATCGTTTTCTTCTCGGTAATCGAGCGGATGCTGTTACTGCACGCTCGGTCCTGGGCAAACCCTTCGTAATACAATGCCTGACTCGAAAGAAAGTCGTATCCAGTCCTGATACCGAGAACGATGGGTTCGCTACCGTTGCTGTCATCGTTGTAGTCTATCTGGAAAGCGTCGAAGAGAACGTCCATGTGGACCTCTCCGCCGCCCTTGTATTCTCGAATCTCACCGAAGATGGTGTCACCGTAGCCCTCGTCACGAATGGCCTCCTCTAACGGCTCGTATGCCGTCAGAGGGTTAATGATAGAATAGGTGGAAGTTGGGACATTCCACAAGGCATCTTCCACCTTATCGGTGTCATCATCGGCGTTGAGCCACCTGCGGAGCTTATCGGGGGAATACACGGACTGGAAGCGGTCAGTCTCGACGTAGACGGACCCAATTCCAGCGCGGGTGGCTTCAGCCCCATCGGGGAGAACATCATTAATTTCTCCGATGTTCAGTCTGTCACCGATGTTGTCGGGAAGCTTCCACGCCAGCCCGCCCTGTTCGGCCTGTTCGAGGTTCCGAATAGCGGTTGCCAGCGAGGTTTCGGGGGGGTCGTCGGCATCGAGTCCGGCGATGGAAGCCGCCGCGTCTCCCATCTCGGTGTTGTTGTGATTGGTCAGTCCGGCGAAAGTCTGTACTGCTGTCGGGGAAGTCGAACTACGTCGTGTCATGGTTAATCGGAAAGTTGTGTCCCGAATTTTACTGTGTCATTGCGCGTCGGGACTGTCGCGCTCAATGCCCGCCAACGGAGTCGAACCGTTGTACTACCGGAGCGGGTTGAGATTTTGAAAATTAGTTAGTCGAGCGCCGCTTGGAGTTTTCGAGCAAGGGCGGGGCTTGTATCGTGGCCGTTGGGGTACATCCAGTTTATCACTTCTTCGTAGTCACTGCTCATTGTAACGAGAGTGAAGATGTTTTGTCGGTCTTCTCGGCAGTATTTGTAGATTGATGTTTTGTATGGTATCCAATTTTCGAGCTTTTCAAACCGCTTTTTAGATACACCAGCAATTTGAACTCCAGTCTTCTCGACATACCCATCAGCATCGTTTAGACCGCGGATGAAATCACGCCGTTTGCTCGGTTCGCTGAGTGGGGGCAAGGAACTTGAAGTAGTCTTTCCCGGCTTGAAGCCATAATCAAGGAGAGGTTGAAGGAAATCGCCCCGAGAGATATAAATTCTTACACATTCGTTTCCACCGCTATTCACAAGAGAGTGTTCACTTTCGATAGCATTTTTAAAAGCTCGAACGTGACCAGCGTCCTTTTCAGAAAGGCCGAAAGACATTTCATACTTCTCTTCCCCCCTTTTAGTGATACCACCATCTCCCCATAGCATTCCAAGCCAGTAAGCGGCCTCATTGGTGAGAGGTTTGCGGAAAAATTCAGTATTTACTGGCTTTATATCTCCTCGTTGAAGGCCCGCCTCTTCTTTGGCATTGGCCCACGAATCAAAAACATCATTGATATGATTAGCAGACGGCTTCAAGTCTAACTCATTGAATCGGTCATGGCTCGGTGACTTTCCAAGCAGTTCTGCCGCACGGCGGAGCGAATCAATACATTCTTGTTTACTGTATTCTCTTCGGTTGATTGTTTCAAGGTCAGCGGCTTCCTTGGCTTTGTTCCAAGAGCCAAAGATACGACTAATCGTAGTGTGAGATGGGGAAATATCAAGATTGATATATTCATCTTGGGTTGGCGATTTGCCAAGCAATTCTGTTGCTTCTTGTAGTGCTTCCGTACACTCTTTTCGAGAATAGGTCATACCAAACAATTAACCTCCGGCAAGTTAAGTCTTTTCATCGTTACCTCATGGAGTGAGGAGGAATCGAACCTCCTGCCGTCCATTCACTCTAACTTCGAGGCTTCAACCACGTACTATACACGGGATATTTGTCTTCGAACCGCTCCTTATAGCGGTCGTTCAATTCTTGAATCTGGTCCAGTTCGGACGGGAGCCATTGTCCCGATTTGAGGGCAGACCGACGATGGTGAAGGTGCGGCCACCCCGTTACCAGCACCCTGTACCCCTTCTCGTGGTAGCCCGCAATGATGTAGTATGCGACTCCTTCACCCCATTCCTTCCGGAAACAGGCGCAGCCATCGCCGTTGCTGCGGATGTCACCCTCTTCGAGGGTCGTCTCGATAACGTCGCCGTTCAGAAACCGCTGCTGCTCCTTGAATCGCTGTCCGAAGTGGACTGAAGGGACATACTCGTTCGGGTCCTTCGGATAGTCGGACGGCCGAAAGACCCTACTTCTGTCTATCGGGAGTGTCTTCATAGCTCCACGACAACGGCATCGCTATCCAGCATCGCTCTGCTGATTAAGAATTTGGCAGTTTCATACCCCTTACCATTGGGAGCTTCGAACTCTTCACAATCTATCACTCTATTCTCCTGGTCTGCATACCGAATCTCGGCTTTTGTTGGCACCGAGTTTAATTCCGTATGGGGACTCTTGGTGGGGTCAGAGTCCCTTACATGGACGGCGCGACGAGTTTCATAGAACATACCGACATGAGATATTTCGCTCATTAGTCAGACCTCCAACTGACAGCATCATAGAATCTTGACATTATCGCTCCAAGGTCTTCAGTTTCCATCCGACCTCGAACGCGCTCTGAATACGATTTCTTGGCGGTACCCCCCGCACTGTTGGCATCGTTAGCAGACATTGTTAATTTTGAGCGGTCTTGGCTCATCAGGGGAAGGCGACCAACCCTTCCCGAAGAGGGCGCCCCCCTTTTCGCCCTTCGGCTTCAAGGATTCAACCTTCCGTGAAAAGACTCTTTGAGTCGTGGCGCTTAGGAGGTAGCCTCGATAAGCTCGTCGCGGCGCTCCGAAATCAGGTTCCGCATCTCGGTGGCGATGGGAGCCGAATCAGCGGCGTTATCGATACGCTGACGAAGGTCGAAGAACTCTTCAATACTGTCCCGATATTCGGCGGGAACGACGAGAGACGAAGAGAGGCCGCGCTCCTCGGCAACCTTCGCCACGGCCACTCTGAAGCCCTCCGAATCCTGCGTGTAGCGTCGGTAGATGTCTTCGAGAGCCGAAGGCTCTACCGCTGTAACGCCGCTGTAGTCGTAGTCCGTGAAAACGCGCTCGTTGATGTAGGGATAGAACTCCATCAGCATCGACAGTTCGTTGACCCCACAATGGCAGTAGGGACACCCCTCCATCTGCTCCGCGAAGGCATCGGTAACGCCGAACCCGGAGCGAATGTCATGCTTGTGGTCCGAATGGGAGTGGCCGAGGCCACAGGCTTCGACGGGACACTCGAAGCGACTAACATGGGTATCCTGAACCATCTCCGAGGCGTCCTGAAGGACCGCGGCCATCTCATCGTCAACGTCATCATCAAGCTCCCGAAGGGTGTCGTTGATGGCCTGACTGAGCGCGGAGCGGTCGCTTTCGTCGGCCGTGGTGTGGTCCCCGAGGGCCCACATCGAGCCGACCTCGTTGAACTGCTGTTCGTTATCGGTGCTGTCGTCGCCGGTCTGGATGAAATCGTAGCTCATGGTGTTGTTGGAATCGTCGGTTGTTTCGTCGTTCTGTTCAACCTCCACAGCAGAGTACGCTCCACTATAGTTGCAACTATTCGACATCTGGTAGGCTCTGATGGTGGCGTCTTCGCCACTATTGAAGCCCCGCTCTACCACAGTGCCGTCTTCGTCTTGGATTACGTAATCCGTCATGGTTTGGTTGTGTCCCTTATTTCTATCATCACGCCGGGGATAGCGCTGAAGTAGGATGGGGAGGAATCGAACCTCGCCGCGGCCCATTCATCCTAAGAATCGAACTCCGAGGAGTTAACTCTTACGATTCATCTACGGTCGGGGGTATTCTCGATAGACCACACCAGCTTCCCCAGGAACTCCATCTCCGTGTCAGTAAGGCGAAAGCTCTCACCGTTGAGCGTTACGTCGCGGCTCATATCTGCGGCGCCTTCCGAGATGTCCACCGAATACGCTTGCATCTGACTCTGATACGAAGTGACATTTCCACCGCTTCGCTCTCGGCTTGTAGTGTTGGGATGGAAAAAATCGCCTTCGAAGGTAAGGAGAAGATGACCGTTGATGAACCACCCGTCGTCCCTCACCTCCACCTTATCGCTGAAGACCCTGGAGAATGGTTCCAGTACCTCTTTGCGAATCATGTTCTCCCGAACATCGTCGTAAAGCGAAAGGAGCGGAGCGACACTTTCGGCGTTGTGCTGTTCGTAGACCGCGGCCAGAGCCTCGATAAGGTCGGTCTTGTAGTGCGGGCCGAGGGTCAGGTCCGGGGCATTATCGAGACGTAACGTATAGGATTTGGCTTCATCATCAGGAATGAGCGTAACCTTCGGTTCAGATTCGGAACCCGAATTGGTCCACACCGAAGAGCCTTCCTCGATAAGGCCGTAGAGATTGTGACCGAACAACAACTTATTCAGGTCTGAGTCGCGGGTTTTGGTGGTGATACTTCCGTCTTCGTTACGAACCAGAAAGTTCGTTGCGTTTGACTCAAGTACCCTCATTGCTATTCCATAACCTCTTTAGCGGCATCCTCAAGTGACGAACTCAACTCTTCTGGCAATTCTATACATCTGTCACATTCCTTATTCATGCACAGTAGAGCAACTTTCTCCTTTTTCACTGCAACTGTTGCTACCCCCGTTAGTCGATACTTGTTTACTTTTCCACAACTACACTTAGAGTACACCACTTCGTCGCCTATCACAATTGGTCTTTCTTTGTTACTCATTTTTATCCTCCCACTCCTCTAAGGAATGGTAATTGTCTTCATCGATACGCTCGCTCGGTCGCGGCTCCGATTCACCAAACGTCTCGGGGTCGGGAAAGTCGATACTCATGGTTAATCCTGTGCTATTTCGTCACGAACATCATCGACCTCAGTTGGGTCTATTCCTCGGTCATGAAGGCCGAGATAGACCTGTCCAGTAGTGCTTTGACGACTACGAGGGAAGATGTCGTAGACTTCGCTGTCGTTATCCCACTTCGGGGTGTCTACCTTCAGTTGATAGGTTTCCTTATCCCCGTCAAGCGAAATCCATTCACACGGCGTCTTGTAGCCGTATGTACCGCCCTCAAGTTTGAGTCCGAGGACATCCCTACTGTTGAAGCGAAGCTCCGAGAACGCCCACTCTGCTCGATTTAGGACGGTTTCACAGGCAACGGCAAAGAGGGTGTCATCCTTCTCGTCGTCGGGAACGTTACCCACGTCGTCGCCGCCGTAGCCGCCGTCGTAGCCATCGAGACGGGCGGCCCAGTCCAACTGGTCGCGGACATCTTCAGCGTAGAACTCCCGAAGCCTCTCGTGTCTGTCAGATAAAAGCTTCACTACCGTCCCACCTTCGGGGCATGTGCGGTAGGCGAGAACGACCATTCGGTCATCATTGACGAGTTCTTCGGGGGTCATCGCTCCATCTTCGGTAGCGATAAGGGCGGTGCGGGACCACTCTTCGAACTCATCAAAGGTCATCACGTTATCGTAGTCGGCCAACTGTTCGTACTCGCTAACCGACACCGAAGCAATCGCGGCGTGGTCTGCTACGTCGTAGTGGTCGCTGATGTTCTCTCTGTCACCGCCCCGAGGGAACAGCACCAACTTTGAATGGCCGTCGAAACCTCCGCCACTCTCTAAGAGGTCCTGAACTCTGTCAATGCTCAACCGAAGGTCGATTGCGGAGCTATCGTAACCGGTACGCAGCTTCAGCTTCTCGTTACTGGTGCTACTCTGACGCTTCTGGCTATTTCTCTTGTGAATTTGATTCGGAATATCGTAGTCGTGGTCTTCATCTCGGGTGAGGGGAACGTCCTTCAGAACCTCGAATCCGAACGCTTCACCGTATTCGTCATAGCGCCTTGCACCATCAACGACTACAACGGCATATTCTTCGTGTGTTTTGTCGGCAACACGGAAGCGTTCAGTGAACTTACCGCCGGTCGAGGCCGCCATGTAGACCGTATCTGGGTCCGCCTTAGCGAAGAGGTCGCCAAGAGTGGCCTGTCGTCGTTCGCTCTTCTTATTGGAACGGCGGGGGCCTTTGTGACATACCTCAATCGACCGAAACAGCTCGTACATCTCGTCTATCTTTTCCCTGCTGAAGTCAGGGAAGGTGTCCTGGTCCTTGATGAAATCGCGGAAATTTTGTTTGCAATCAGTAACACGGCGTGAACCGTGATAGTCAATCATCTTCGTGAAGAGCCGCCACTTGCCGCTATTGCCCTTTATGACATCTGCGGCGTGGTCGGCGTGCTTCATACGCTTGGCTATCTTAGCGGCCTTAGAAATCTCTCGCTCCTTGACTACATCCTGAATGTAATAGAAGAACTCCTTGGATTCGGAGTTGCTTGCGAGACGGTCACGGTCCCCCGTTGGGACAGGCAAAGCAACGTCGTCGGGCTGGAAGTCGTCCACCTTCTCGATGTTCTCACCGGTGAGGTAGACCGAACCGTTGTTGTGGTATCGGCCACGATTCGGACCGCTGACAATTCGGCCCTGCTCGTCGTGAATCTGAATCACAATATTCCAGAAGGTGCTGATTCGGGCCGACGTGTTGCGGTCAATCGGCATCGAAACCAGATACGTATTATCATCGTCGGACCTGAAACTGTCATCGTAAACGTCGGGACCGGCAACAAGGGTGAACTCGCCGGGTCGGTCGATGACTATCGGTGGGTTGTCGTGTTCATCGATGAATCGTGTAGATTCATATTCCTCGTCAACGGGCTGAACCCCAGCGTTGTGTTCAGCGTATTTGACGGGGACCCGAAGCATCTCGGTATACGTCTCGATTTGCTCTTGGAGATTATCGAGGTCGAAGTCATCGCAAACGGGAATCTCGAAAAAGGTGCCGGGTTCCTCGCGCTTCTCGCCATCGACAGCGGTGACACCACCCCTGTAAGAGTACCCCGTGAAGCCTTCCCAGTCACCGGGACGGGCAGAAAGAGTCGTCACACAGACCGAGCCTTCGGCACCGTGGACCTTCTCGACCGAGTTGCTGCCGATACCGAAGTTACCTCCGGTTTCACCGTCAACACCCGAACCTGAACTAAAAGGGGACTTGAAGCCCTCCACGAACTCCTCGGGAGTCATGCCGATGCCGTTATCTTCGGTGACTATCTTACGCTCGTCAAGATACACGTCCCACTCAATAGTGGGGTCGTATCCGAGGGACTTTGCGGCCTCCATCACGTCATCGATGGGCCTCGGAATCTCTGTTTTCCGAATGTCAGCAGCGGAAACGTCGTCGTATTCGGCAAGAACCGCTTGGTTCTCGTCGGGACCGAGAACGGTATCTCCGGTATTGGAATCGACCCACATCGTCATTGTGAGCCAACCATCGGGATGCTCGTCGCTAAGTTCGACTATCATCTTGCATCGCCGTATGCAAGCCGTCTCCTGGTTCTGAAGCCACTCCCGAACGAAGGCATAATCGCCCTCGTAAATCTCTTCGCTGACGAACTCGCCGCCACCCTGAATGTCCGTCTTCAGATGCTTCGACCCCATGTACTGAACGAGGGGGTGGTCGTCACTCGCGGCATCGAACTCTCGAACCGTAGCGTTGCCCGTATTGTCGATGACGCTAACGTCACGCCACTTCTCTTCGGCGCTTTTCACATCAGCGCCGTTATCGGTACTATCCTCGATTGTCGGAAGTTCTTGCGAAGCCATTGTAATTACTGTTGAATTTCCGTCAGTTCCCTAACGTTACTAACTTCGAAGCCATCTAAATGGCCGTAGTTCTCGTTAGGATTTTCGAACATGACCCTCTCAAACGGGTCAGCAGCTTCGATGTTTCTGTCGTCCAATACTGGTGTTACCGTGAAGGCATAGGCCACAACTTTTTGTTCACTCATAGTAGGTCAGTCGCGTCTTCAACGGTCGGTTCGACCATCGCCTCGATGGTGGCCGTTACTCGCTTCATTTCCACACGCTCTTCGAATGTGAGGTAGTCTACGGGTTCGTTCATGACTCTATTCTTCTGTCCTTAATTCCTTAACCACTGAAGCCAAGTCCGAAAGGTGTTCTTGGACTCCATCTCCTCGGCGTTCTCCACCGATTTTTGGACTTCTTCATCGGTAGCTCCGCGAGGTTCTGCCTCGATAAGGGGTGGAGATGCCTCGCCGCCGTCGTCGCTGTTGCTTTCTTCGCTCATTGTAGCTACTTAGCGGTGCTTCAGCAGGACGAACGACTCTTCGCCGCTGCTGTCATCTACCCAGCGCCATTCATCCCGAAGCTCGCGGAGCCAGAAGACTCGCATCTGCTGAACCCGAAACCCTTCTCGAAGCAGAACGGAGTAGTCAACCCCTCCGGACTGATAATCGAGAATGGCCTTCACGAACTGCTCGTCATCAAGCTCCTGAAGAGCTTCGGGGAGGTCGTCGCGGTCTGGCGCGTATCGTTCGATGGTTTGCGTTTCAGTCATGGCTGTTACTCTCCTCAACGGACTTCGTTAGCGGTCCGGCCTCGAACTCACCGGGGTCTTCGACTTCGCCGCCATCGGCTTCGGTCGAGCCTCGAAGGACCGAGAACACGCCGGCCCCGGTTGGGTTTCGCCTGATTCGCTGTTTCAGAACACGCAGCGCCTCTTCCTCGTCCACCCCCGACTGCCCCACCTTCGTTGAATCGAACCTGATGGTTGCGTTGTACGTTACCTCTATCGGACGTTCCGCTTCGTCGTTTCGTGTCATTGTAATCACTCGTCTTCGTATCGCTTCACGATATGATGCTTCTCCCCCTTATCGGCCTGAAACATTCCAGAACTCCGAACTGCGTTTTCCTTATTCGAGAAGGGTCCGGCCTTTTCGTCGCCCGCATTTGTCTCATAGACGTACCAGACTTCGCGGCCTTCACCATACCCATCGAGCAGGGATTCGATGAACTCTTGAAGGTCGCCAGTTTCTTCGGCTATCTCCTGCATCCAATCCACACAGCAAACATCTACACCGACCTGTCCTGCTTTGTGGTAAGCACTACTGGTGAATACGTCCGAATCTTTCATCATCATCAAGAAATCGAACATCTTCGAAGTCGTCACGTGCTTCGCCCTCGGTTCATTATCAAACGGCTCCGGGCCGTACCGAAGGGCCGCCCTGTACGCCTCAATGATTCGCTCTTCGGGAATTGAGTCTTCCATTAAAATCCCTCACCTTCGATGCCAGCCATCTTGTGAACCGGACACTGCCAAGCCGAGGTAATTTGCATCCGTCGCTCGACTCCGTTCGGCTTCGTGAAGCGAAGGTTCAACGTTTCGACTCCGCTTCGCTCGCTTTCCATCATTTTCATCCCACTTTCTTCCCACCACGAGAAGCCGACCGAACTCTCTCGACCCCTGCTAAGGAGGTCAACAAAGGTCAGGAACGACTCGGCCTTCTGGGCGGTGAGATAGAAGTAATTCAGCTTATCTTCTTCTCTCTCCCAGTTGAAGGTGAACTTCACCCTCTCGATGGTCGTCTTGATTCGCTCGCTCTCCTTTGCCGGCTCGCTTATCGAACGGTAGCACCGAAGCTCGCCTGCTTCGGGGTCGGGAACGAGGTGGATGTACTCACCGAAGGCATCGAAGCGATAGTTCGCCCACTCCGAAGGGGGCATCTCTTCGACTACGTTGAATCCGTCGTCGTTTCGTGTCATTGGTCTTTCCTCGGAAGGTTGTGTCCGATGAAGCCGTAGGCTCATCAGGAGGGGAGCGGCCAGCACCCCCTCGACCCCTTTCGGGGTTTCGCCCCTATTTAACAATTAACGCGAAGCGAGTTAAGTCTTTTCTTCGATTAGGAACATCAAACGAGCATCCCCGGCATTTCAACTGGAGCCTCGCCTCGCTCCCAGTCTTGAACCAGATGCTTCAGTCTGATTCCGGTCGTGAAGAATCGCGCATTGTTGTTATTGATGATTCTCACTTCGATTTTCAACTCGTCATTGTTTGAATGGACTACTTCACCCCTTTCAATTCGACCATCGAGAACGGCGATGCCTTCGACGGTCAGCTCTTCGACGTAACTCTCTGTCACCTTATGCCACTTCTCACCTATTGTTAGCTTCATGGATTATCTACCTCCGATGTTCCGAACCGATAAGGTGGTGGTTCCCTCTCGACTCCCTCCGCACCGCAACCCCTTGCGGCGAAGTCGCCGTCGATAGCGTCGATAACTCATTGCCAGTCGCCATAGATTTCGTTCTTCTCTTCGAGCCACTCATAGGCGAACTGAACGGTTGTAGAGGGGATATAGAGCCTACCCCCGACCGTTCCTTCGTAATCAACAACCACCTCAATTGAATCGACGCACCGCCTCACAGTCACATCTTTGAACTCGAAGCTGTCGATGCGACCGTGAAACATTGAGGCAAGAAGGCTCTTCAGTCGCACTTCTTCGTCCGGTCCCTCTGCCGCCGCGATGTTGGGTGTCTCTTTCATCGAGAAACATCTCCGTAGTACGCCCTCTCTGCCGCTCGGAACGTTGTGCCAAAGGCGGCCCTCGATTCTGGTGAATCCATCTCTCGGAACATCTTAGCATTCACGAGGGCGTTGCCTAAGCCGTCTAAGAACCTTTGTCTGTTATCCATGATTAGATACCAGTTGGGATTCCGTGACCGTCGAAGCCTCGGTCCTTTCGCTCGCGCTTTTCGCTCTCGTCAACCTCGTCGCTAACGTCGGGGTAGTGAACCCTACCGTGACGCCTCACTTTGGTTCGCTTCGTAATCCCGCCTCGCTGCACCGTATCGACCTCGAACTCCCAGTCGGGGTCGTTGTATTCGTGACTCATCGATTTCGATACATTTCCTTCGCTTCTTCAGGGGTCACTCCATAGTTAGCCATTATCTCCTCGATTGTTGCCCCAGCAACGGTGTCGTCATCGTCAGTTATCTGACTGCCCCACTTCGTCTTGCTTCGCCTCGCCTCTCGCTTCGCGTCTTCTATCTCTTCCAGCTTCTCCTCATCCAGCTCATCTTCGATGGTGTTGTCACTCATTTTCAGTAGAACGGAGCTTCGTCACTGAATCGCTCGTCAGGTTCGATTACTTCGGGGTCAACGACATGGGGGTCGTCTTCGGCTTCGGCACGGTCATCGAACGGTTCGACATGGCCCATTCCACTTTCGTAGTCTTTGTGATTTGACATTTCTCATCACCTCTGCTCTGCACCGCAAGTAACCCGGTCGGTCACGAACCGAAGGGGTCACTAACCCAACGGGTTAAGAGTAAACAACCAGCGGCTTAAGTCTTAGGGGAGAATCGAATTAGCCGAGAATTTCCGCCTTGGCCTCATCGAGGTTATCAACGATGTCGTTCTCGATAAGGGTGGTGGCGAGATTCATCTCAGTCTCGTTAAGGCTGCGGTCGTCGCTGTTGTCGCTGTCGCTGTCACCGTCAACGGTATCTGCGGCGTTGCCAACATCCGAAGCGTTAAGCCGCTCTTCGATGCGACCGATAACGCTGCTCCGGTTGTCGTTCGTCTCTTCGACCCGCTTCATCCGCTGAAGGGTACGCTTCGAAGTGATGTCAGTCACGGCGCTTCGAACGTACAGAGCGTTGGCCTCGGTAACGGCGGCGGGATTCTCGGCAAGGTCCAGCTCCGGCTCATCCTCCGCCTCGCTGTCTTCGACAGCCTCGGCGTCGTCTTCGCTGTCATCATCCACCACCTTATCGGTGCTTTCCTCGCTGGAATCGGCGTCACCGAAAACGGCGGGGTCGGAAGACTCGCGGAAGCCATCTTCGGTAGCGGCGGAAGGCTCGGTGGGAAGCTTACCGAAGATGCGCTCCGCCTTTTCCACATCGCCCTCTTCAAGACCGAGGGGCAGTCGCTCGCCATCGACTTCGAGAAGCTTCGGCCCATCGAAGTCGTCATCGAAGCCAAGCTCTTCGAGGTCGATGCCTTCGTCACGAAGCATCTCCTTCTCGTCGTCGTTTAGACCACTCCAGGTGGTTCTGGGAAGCTCCGGATACGACTCTTCGTAATCGGAGATGGAATGGTCGTTAACGTGGTTCTGCTCCTCACCAAGCTCGCCCTTCGCGCAAACCGCGAAAACGGTGAGGCGCTTTGCGATGTGGCTGTCTTCGTGACGACTCCGAAGGTCCGAATACTGCTCCATCGAAGGGTCACTCTCCATCGAAGGCCACCCGATGTCGTTGGCCTCTCGCATTTCAGCGAGCGTTGCGGCGTACTCCGAAGCTTCGATGTAAAGCTCCGCCAACTCATTCGCGTCGAAAGACGCCTCGCTACCGTCGTCGTTGCTGTTGCTGTCGTTACTACGTTCGGCGGTCGGAGTTGCGAAGTCGATAGCCATTGCAGTTGGGGTGTTGCTCACTAAGTAGAGCAACGTCACTCCCCTTACCGCTCCCGAAGGGGTCGGGGTCGGGGACCGCAGATTTTTATAAATTTCTCTGCGGTCCTAACCGACGCCGCTATCTCCTGGCTTTGTCAGTTCCGTTACATCATCGCCGTAACAACCGAGGCCGAAGGCCTCTTCGTTGCTCCCGTTCGCTTTGAAGCGCGGATTGAACTGACGAGGAACTCTCGTCAATTCATAGGTTGCGTTGCGCCAGTTGTCTTAGTCCGATTAAATGTAAGTTGGCTTACTCCGTTTAAGGAGGACTCCAACGGTCCCTCGGACATTACCCGTAACTCCACCTTCGACGGAACATCTCTCGATGCCTTACCCGAAAGCTTCAACGTCCGGTTTTCCGTGGCAATTTTGGCTCCGTAACGGTATCATCGTGACCCTCTTGGGTCGGTCGGCCTTCGTGGGCTATCAAGGAGCCAAAGGGTCCGAACTCCCTGAAACGCCGCTTCGGGTCCACTCCAACGCTGGAGTTTCCTACCGCTTCGGCGTGAAGCCAAAGCTGGCGGTTCCCTGACCACTTCGTCCCATTCACCGTGAGGTTTCAGGTACCGAAGTGGGGGGTCCCTAATGGGGTACTCACTTCTGCCGAAGTGCATCTCCCGCAATGGCCTTAGACGTTCAAACATGGTTTATTTCCCGGCCTCGCTTCTGCTTTCGCACCTTCCGAGGGTTCGTTCGGGAGAACTTCCGTCATAACGTCCTTCACCCAAAGGGCCAAGATTGGTGTCCGGGGAACGCCACATCCCCAAAGCCCGAAGGCTTCGGTTCGCGTTGTTCCGAAGACCGCGACCAAGCTTACTAAACACGAAGGGTTTTGGGATGAACTTAGCGAACGTGGCTTCAGGGGGGAACGCCCCCAACGTCGCTTTTAGATATTCAACGGCTACTGACACGTCTCCCCGTAACGGGGAGTGCATTGTAACCGCCCCACTTATTTCAAGCCCTGTCAAGGGCTACCATTTCCCGAAGGAACTCTTCGAGGGGTATCGTGCAAGGGCCGAAGGCCCTTAAAGGCCGCCTCGACCCCACTTAATTACGCGAGCGGGGGTGAGGGGGAACCTCCGAGGCACAACACACCGCGTGTGTGCCCGGAGATGTCCCGCGTACCTGCGCCGACCTATCATACAATTCAACCCGGTTGTACTTATATCTATCGCTTCCCGCTGCGCTGCTGATTTCTGCCGATAGAGAGTCTGTATCGGCAAAATCGGAGAATAGGGATTACTGAGAGACATAGATTTTTCGACTCTCACAGACTGAAAATTGGGTTTCGGCTCCGACAATATTTGCCGCTAACTGGGATAGATTCCGGGGTAAGTCTGGTGGAAAAATTCTCCTCGGGAAACCCCCTCTGTGTTTATTCCTTCAAAGGGTTCCCCCCTGTGTTCCATCTCGATAAGGTGGTGGTCCCTTCGCGGAGCGGTCGCGGTAAGCGACGAGCGAAGCGAGTCGCGGAGCGAAGCGAGCCTCGCGCGTGTGTGCTTACTCCCTGCTGCTGTAATATTATTATAATAGTATAACACTCTACGGTGGTACTCCCTTTGTGGTACCCTCTAAGGGTGGTGACTCTTTGTACATACCATTAATGGTACGTACCGTTAACTGTACGTACCGTATAGTTAGGACCAAAAGTTGGACCTGAACGGTTAGTATAGGAGGGATAAGTATATCACTGAACGTTAACACGGTAAGGGTCCGCCCCCCTTATCGAGACTAAACCCGCAAAGGTACACACCGTTTAGGTCTACTCTCTAACAATCCACTTTGAGGGTAGTAACTCCTTTCCCGAGTATCCACTTTGAGGGTAGTACATTGAGGGTATCACTCCCTTTCCCGAGTATCACCTTTAGAACTGGTACAATGGGGGTGTTACTTCCGAAGTAGGACATTGAGAGTTTCCACAAAGAGATTTGTTTCCGAGGCTTGAGTCTTGAGAGGGATTTCTGGAGGCATGAGTAGGGCTTAGAGCGTATCAAATAGCTACCGAGGGGTACGCCTTAGCTTTGGTTAGAAATAGCTCTTGACCCTATTCATGGCTCTAAGAATGGAAAGTTGAGTCTTAGTACCTATTTCTGGAGTCGTGACGGGGGTTAGAAACTATTCTAAGAAGCTACGAGGGGTACCACCGCCTTTGGCACAAAATTCCTTCACGACCTACTCATGGCTCTTAGAACGGCTTGGCTACTCACAATATCGCTAAATAAAAAAGACGGAATCCGAAAAGTCCCTTACGCTTTGACTTCGTAAGCGGTCTGAACCACCTTATCCCTCGGACAGACTTTCACCTCGAAAGTGCTAAAGAGCCATTCGCCCCGAAGGGTTACGCATTGGTCAGAACCCCCGTTGTTACTATCGACTTTGACCACTTCCCCCTCTTCAATTACTTCCGTCACGACATCCTTTTCAAGGATGTTTCTCTCTCGAATCATTTGAAGGAGGTGAGTCGAAGCCTCATACTCGGAAGGGTCACGGCTTAGGTCGAAACTCCTTTGGAGTTTATTCATTGCTCGCCTCTTTGGGCCGAGACTTCGTCAGCTCTTCAAGGAACTGAAGGACTTCGTCGCCTTCCATCGGTTGAATGGGAATAGCTCCGGCGGGGGTCATCCAGACCCATCCTTTATGGGATGCCTCTCCAATTCGTTCCCATCGGTCTTCTTCTTCCTCACTCCATCCCTCGAAGACTTTTGGAGAGGCTACGAGGAAGTCCGAAGCGGTCTTCGGATTCATCGTTCCCCCCCTTCTGTCGGGGTGGTCCTCGAAGCTCTTAGCGAGTTAGACTCGCTAATGGTCCCTTCGAGGGTTTGCGACGACTTCCACTCTTCGTGAGTCTCTTCGTCACCACTATAAGTGGTGAACCAGACTTCTTCGGAATTGTTTGAAGTCGATGCAACATCTTCGATGTTGGATTCTGTCGTCATTGGGTTTCACGATTTCTAAGAAATTGGAGCCTGACCGTCACCACCGAAGGTGGTCATCGGCACCGGTAGTCATCTACGATGATTCAAAGCCAAAGGCTTTGAGTCCTTAACTCCCAAAGGGAGTTAGACCATGCTGATGGCCTCTTCGAGGCCCTTACCCTCATCTTCGATGAGAGTCGAAACGAGGCTCTTCTCAGCTTCGCTGAGTTCCGACAGTTCCCGGTTCTCCTTCGGAGACTCCGAACTCTCCGAGTTCGAACTGCTTCCCCGATGGGAAGCACAGTGGTCCGACTCTTCGGAGCTTGCCCCGTAGGGGCAGTCTTCGACGGAGCAAACACCGTTCTTCGAACGGTACTCCAGAACATCTTCGATGTTCTTCGGCTTCACTCCGGCTTCCAGCAAGTCAGCTTCGCTGACTTCGGCTTCGGTGTCACTACCTTCGGTAGTGTTGTCAGACTCCGTAGGAGTCTGGTGGAACTCGGAATCTTCGATTCCGACATTGCCCTTCATGGCCTCTATGAGGCCATCTCGACTGGAGTCTTCGGGGTACTCCGCCAGTTCTTCAGAAGCAAGCTTCTGAAGGTGCTTGTAATCCATTTCTTCGAAATGGATTTCCGCCTCGTCGCCACCTTCGGTGGCGTTTTCAGACTCCGTAGGAGTCTGTTCCTCCTCACCTTCGGTGAGGTACTCGGCCACCTCAACACCGTCTATGACGGTGTTGCTAAACCCACCATCTTCGATGGTGACTTGGACATCTTCGATGTCCACTTCAAGGGCTTTCGCCAGTTCATTCAGCTTCGCTGCGACCTTCGACCGCCGGTTGCTTTCCGACATCGCAGTTCACTGTTCAACCCGGTACTACATAAACCCTTCGGTCGAGATTAAGGGGGGGTCGATGCACATCATTGTGCGCACAAGTCTTGCGATTCTGAACGGTTCACACACCCCCCTAATATTCAGTCAAACCCCCATTGAAAGAAGACACCGAAAATGAGGGTCTTAGGATGTTCTATCTTCTGAAAACGACCGTATTGGGGATTTCTACGGTGTTCTCCGGGGTTGAGTCAGTCTAAATCCTCTATTCTCCGAAAATACGATGGAGAACCACCAACACCGAAGGATTGGGGTAAATGTCGGGCGAGAAATTCCGGAGCTAAGCGACTTCAACCCTCCAATTCCAGAGGGTACCCCAATCTCCAAAATTCAGTAGGCTTGAAGCTGTCCCCAGGGGGTGCAATGACTGTGGGTGTGCATCCTGCATACACAACCGCGCCCCCTATGTGGGTTTCACTGCGCTTCACTCCGGGTGTGTCGGCGTTGCCCGAACCTGGAGGTACCCCTTCAGGTGGGGGTTACACGTATAGACCGCGGAGGCGAAGCGTGGACGGGTCTTCAGGTGAAGTATTCCTTCAGTATGGAGGGTATGGGGGATACATCGGAGGGTTAGAACATCAGAGGGTGGGGGGTGGGTGGGATATTTAGTAACCCCGACCACATAACAGAGCCATCTCAGTCTGATTTTCGGCC